TTTACCTTATGTCCTCTAGCAAAAGCTTCTACTTCTTCCATTTTAACTAATTTTCTACGCCCATTAACTGTGACTAATTTAAAAACATCGCCGTCTTCCCAACCTAATCTTGCTGTCTTAAGTTCTTTGTCAAGCAGAATACCATCTTCTCTAAGATCCCACACATAGTCAATGTGTAACATTAGTCTTTCCTTTGATCTGCTTGTTCAGCACGAGCTATACGATCGTAATCTGGTTGTAAGCCCAACGCATGACTAACTTTAACATCAATACGTTGTAATTGGTTTGTCATGGTGTCTACACGACTGTCTAGACCTTTAATAATTCCGCCCATGCCAGTTACACTACTGGTCACTCCAGCCAGAATAAATTTTAGTGTAAGGAAAACAAAATAGCCAGCTGCCATGGCGCCGGCTATAGGAAATCCTAGTTCGCCCACTAGTTTAAAAAATTCACCCATTTTTCGCTCCTGGGTAACCGACTAATTAAAGATCGTCGTCTTCATCATCCGGGTATGAATAACCGTCATCTTCATCATCCGGGTATGAATAACCGTCATCTTCATCGTCTTCATCATCTGGATAAGAATATCCATCATCTTCGTCATCATCTAAATCAACTGAAATATCTTCATTTTGTGGAAGTTTTCTTACATTGATTTGTTCTGGTAATGTACCCATTGTTCTAGATTCAATGATTTCGCCATCTGGATTATACACTTTTACAGCATGTGCATTTACATTGCCTGAAAATAATTGTGCTTCTTCCAACGAGTCGAACCAGTGTTCTAGTGTTTGTAATACACCGCGTTCCCAACGATGTGTTTTAACTCTGTGCTTGTTGCCCATGAATGTCTCCTTAACTGAAGTATTTAGTCCAAATCTTAGCGGTTTTGTTAGTATAGTTCGTAAGACTCCACTGTTGTGTACGAACGTTTAACTGGGGCCAGTTATAAGCAAAATGTAATTTTTTAATTATATCAGTGCTAGTTGTAGGATCTGCACAAAATGCATGTACAGCCCATGGAATTTCGTTAGCGGTTCCTATTAGAGGAACACCTTGGCTTATAATATCAGCTCCTACGATATTAAATGTTTCGCTAAAACTAACTTGTAATCCAATATCCATTTCACTACACAACTCTAGAAATTCTTCACGAGGACGCCATGAATGATTTACTAGTTCGTGTCCCTTACCATGTATTTGCTGAAATACATTTTTAAGATTATTAATAGCAGGTTGTCCCTGCATTTCAATACGTCCAGCATTAACGTGAAATCTTAATTTTTTACCAATTTCATTAGCAAATCCTATGGCTGCAAACGCCTGCAACAAATGATTTTTTAATGGACGAATAGCTCCAAAACAGCCAATGTCTATTGTATCTTTATCACGGTTAAACTTTTTAGTTTTATAAGTCTGCGGATAAAAGTTAGGAAGATAAATTACACGACGTTCAGTTTCAGCATCAGACCAACTGTTTCTATGCTGTAAAAATGTTCTAAGTTCACCAAGCATACGAGGTGCATTGATTGCTAGCACAACATTCTTATTGTCTGTGTAGTCTGCAATCCAGTCTAAAGCTCTGCCTTCGCCGGCCAAAAACGGCATTTCACTATGCACACGGATCACCCATGTAATATTAGGATGTAATCTGGCTAGCTCGGTAAATTTTTGTGGAACCACCCAAATGGCTTCAATGATACAATGCGTTGGTCTATATAACCAACATTGTTTATCTATACGATTATAATCTGCTACAACTTCTAAATGACTTTCAATGCCGTTTTGCACTAACATATCATTCATGAATTTTGCGCTGTTATATAAGCCTGTGCTCATACCCACATGGCTATGTGTTATGGCATTATAGTCTTCTCGACGTTTTAAAAGGAATAGGACTCGGGACATGGTTTCTCGCTACTGTTATCTAGGTATTTAGCCATTAAACTACTACATTAAGATTACAATAGAAATTGGTCGTTTTAGGGTTCCGGTAGCGAATCGGATTACCAAGGCAGCACCCGCCTATCACCACGGTAACGAGTACCGGTCCTAAGGTGAATCTTGTAATTCGTCTTTGTGTCGTTCAATCATATTTAACAATTTTTCTTTTTTATGATCTTCTCTAGAGGCTTTGTATTCATCACTAACATGAGGTACAATGTCTCTGCCCAATTCTGGATATTTTTTGATTCTATCATTTATTACTACTGCCATCATTCCTGCAAATACAAACATAAAAACTAATATGGCGGCTCCTGCCCATGCTTCATCTCGAAGTTGTTTCATCATGGCTCTGCGTCTTTTAGCAATTACTTCGTCTGCTCGCATTTTTTTAGTAAGAAGAACTTTTTGTTGTGCCCCCATTTCCTTCATCATTTCACTAACATCGGTCCATAGTGCACCCAACTCAGGAGGAGCTTGGTAAACCATCATCTCACGCAACTCGACTTTCATCTGTTCAAGTTGTTTTTTCATTATAACCAATTGTAAAGCACGACGACCTAGACTTTCTTCTCCTTCGTATATTTCTTCACGATTCTTGCGTTCTTCTTCTTCGATTACAGCCATGCACTTGTTCATGTTGTCAAAGAAGTCGCCAAGATAATTGGCCAGCTCTTGATAAATGCCGGCTGTTTCACCTTGCTTTTTGTTCAGTTCAATTACACGATTTTTTTCTTCTATGTAGGCATTTTTCTGTGCTACAGTAGCAGGTTTATCTTTGTGATTATTGGCAAACTGTTCGTCAAGATCCTTAAGTACGCCTTTGATATCACCAGCTGCACCCTTGATGTCTTTATAAAGCTGACACCCTTTCTTTACCGCTGAAACAGCGGCATTTGCCATTGCAAATAGGGTAATTGGATCCATGATGCCGCTCCATGATCCGTAGTTAAACTACGAACTGTAGTTTAAAACCAGAGGAATACGCCTTGTGCTGATAATAGTAAGCCTAATCCAGCAACAAAGAAACTTCCCCAGAACATTGACATACTAACAGCTAAAATACTTGCTGAAAGGACAACAATGCTTAACTGATACATTGTACTTGCATAACCGATCCACGGGCTACGCTTTTTAGCTTCATCGCGTTCTTCTTCTAACTTTTTAGCTTTGGCCATTAATTCTTTCTTGCCTTCGCCTGTAGTAGGATCGCTTTCATAACGATCAATTTTGGCTTGTAGTTTAGCCATTTTATCTTTTTCGTTACGATATGTAGCATCGTCGAGGCTTTGCTCGGCTAGAGTTTGTTTAATACTTTTAGCTTGGTAAAATGCCCAAACATTGTTGGAAGCAATAGTGTTGTTCAATACCTTACTGCTGAGTGTGCCGCCGTACCAGCTGTTAACTGCTAATAACAATGCAAATACAGAGATTACCATACCTGCTTTGTCTTTCAATTTAGCTTCACGTTCGCTACGACTACCTACTGGAGGTTTTGGTTCGTTGGGATCTTTTGGTTGTTTGTTGATTAGGTTCAACATTGAGTCTAATAAGGCCATTGATTCGCTCCCGGCTTGTTTAATGTACTAGTATTTATATTCTTTTTTACCAAAATACTTGTATGATAAATACAAAGACGCTATAATAAGCGTTATAGTTGTAATCCCTTCAAAGCGAAGGAGTTCAAGACAGGGGTTCGAATCCCCTCATCTCCACCTAAGTGTATGGTGTATATTTAGGTGGGGATGCTCCGGTAATCGATTGGGCTAGATAGTAGAGACGGCAACTCGGTAGGCGATGACCGTAAATCAAGCAAAATTAGTAAATGCAAAAGCATCTACATTCGAGTATTTCCAAGTTCCAGTCAGCGTTTCAGCAATGAACGATGATGCAGAATTTGCAATCGCAGCCTAAAAAACTGCCCTCGTGAGGATTGGTTAATCCTTATCACCCAACTTAACCAAATGGCTACTTCGGTAGCCATTTTTATGGTTGACAACTGTTATGATTGGCGTTATAATAGTAACTGTTTTAAACACAACACAGAAAGACACAAATATGGCTACAGTATCCAAAACTAAACTGAAAGAGCAACGTATTCGAAATTTTTTGGCAAATTACCAAATTCATTTTGATATGGAAGATGCCGCAATTGATTTGCGCACAATGGCTCTCAATTATGCTGACGGTATTATTCCTAGCAAAGACATCACAGATGCTGTTAATGCAGTATTAGGTGTGCCCACTTTGCCACGGGGCAGTGTTGATCCTAGGAAACTTCGTGTCCCGCAATTTGCATGGGCACCAATTGATGACGTAGGTATTGACCCACGTTTTCAGCGTGACATTGCACCAAATCATTGTGCAAAGATTGAACCAGATTTTCAACCTGACATGATTATTGTTCCATGTGCTGTAAAAGATCCAAGCACAGGAAAATATTTGTTGTGGGATGGCAACCATACACGTCAAGTATGCGAAAGAATGGGATGGAGTCATATTCCAGTTTGGTTTACAGAAGCTGAAATCGACGATGAGCACAGTATCGAAGAAGCCACAAAGATTCTTGTGTTACATGCAGGTCGTAGTTTCCTTACAATTAATAAAAAGAATAAGCGTCCAGTGAGTCGTTATGATGAGCATATGGTGTCAGTTGAATGCGGCGAACACGAAAGTATTATTGTTCAAAGTATCTGTGATGCAAACGATGTTACAATCAAACGTGCAAGTTCAAAACCTGGTGACATTAGTCACATTGAGCACTTGTATGGTGCTTATAATCTAGTACAAGCAAGTAGTGGCATTAAAGGTGTGTATCTTGCTCGTGCATTAAAGTTCCACCGAACTACTTGGCCTAAAGAAGAAATTCGTGCGATTGTAATGTTAGGTATGGCTCGACTGTATCAACAAACAGAAGTGCAAACTGGAGTATTACTTCCGCAAGCATTTGATGACGAGCTTGGAACAATACTGAAAAAGAAATATGGACCTGCTGAAGCAGTTCATGATGAAACCAGCGGCTTTAAGGCACAGTACATTAAACATTTTGGATCGCTTGCTGGACATCCAGAAGTTGTTACAAGTGGTTTGATTCTAACTTACCTCAAACACGGCAAAGGCGGCTACAAACTTTCACAACCTGAAAGTTCTTACGACGTAAAATGAAAGATTATACTCTTTATTTTAAAAAATGTCCAGGGGTCACCGATCCCCGGCATTTCAAAGTAGGCATCGCGGCTTTGCTAAAAACCCGTACACGACTTGCAACATATCAAAATGCTGTAGGTCCTGTTTGGGAAGAAAGTTTTATCCGTGTGTGGATCGGCGATGAGAATCAAATTCGTATTGCCGAAAAACAATTCAAACGTCACTTCAAAGATAAAATACAAAGTGCAGAAGCAGGACTCAGTGAGTGGATCTGCGAAATCACATTGGATGAAATGTTGGCATTTATTGATGAACTGCGTGATGAACACTATCTTAAATTCATAGATGCTCCTGTGGAATTTTTGCCACTAACAATGCCACTATGCGAAAAACTTGCAGAGTGGTATGAACAAAACCGACCATTTGATGAGTAATTACTATAACTATCTTTGTAGCGAATGGAATTATACATCGTCTGAGTTAGAATCTACAGGATACGAGTCGGTGTATCCTGATTTAATGAAACTAACAAAAGACCGATGGGTTAAGGAAAATGACGCAGGTAAATTGGCAATAGAACAAGATGTTTTTGATTTGTATCGCGGCATTGATATATTGCCAATTACATATTATAGTCTGGATGGTTGCCGAGAACAGATACTCAACCTTAGAGGTCGTAGTCCTACAGTAAAAAATAAAACCATTCCAGTAGGCAACACAGCTGGTTTGGGACTAAGTCGTTTTTGGTTTCCTAATATGCAGGAAGCTACTACAGCTGGTAGTAAAACAGTAAGTCTAACCAGTAGATTCAACGATGATAAAAAATTACGCCGTGCAATAAAATTATGTTACAAACATAGAGACGAGGGTGAGAAAACTGTATTGCCTGTTAATATCCGTCGTGCTTTAGAATTAGTCAGCGGCGGCACAATACAAAACTTCAAACCTCTAAATGCCACAGCCGTTTGGGAATACATATGTCCAAGTATGTTTGGGCGTGTACTGGATTTCAGTAGCGGTTATGGCGGCCGCATGTTGGGTGCAATGACTAGCGGTATGCGTTACCATTATACTGGAATAGATCCAAATACAAAAACATACAATGGGTTAGTAGCACTGGGCGAGTTGATCAATGATGTAATTGGTACTGAGTTTGAAATGCACCATTGTGGCAGTGAAGACTTCAATGTTATTCCAGCATATTTTGATGCAGCATTTAGTAGCCCGCCTTATTTCAATTTGGAAATCTACAGCGATGAGCCAACACAATGCATGAATCGTTATTCAAACAGAGAAGCATGGTTTGAGCATTATGTGGAGCCTACCTTGCGTATCCTACATAAAGGTCTAGCCGACGACGGTGTTTATGCTGTGAACATTGCCGATTACAATGTTGGCAAAACACAGACTAAGATTGTAGATACTTGGTTAGAACTCAGTCAAAAGCTGGGATTTAAACATGTGGAAACTGTTCAAATGATGCTGAACGTAAGGCCAGGAGTAGGTAACGGCAAATTACAAAACGCTTACAAAAGCGAAGGTATCTATATATTCCGTAAACAGTAGTTTGAGTTATTTAAATGTTGACTAATATACTTTTTAGTATATAATAAGAATTTCTTAAAACAAGTCATTTTATAAGGATCACTATGACAACAACAGTAACTATCGGGGTAACCCCAATCAACGCAACCTATACAGCAGTTACAGGCACCACAACCGGTGCTGGTACAGGTGCTAAATTTGATGTAACTAAAACCAGCGGTGTTTATACAACAGCAATTGAAACTGCCAATGCAGGTACAGGCTATGCGCTAGGTGACACTGTTACTATCGCAGGCACCAGTCTCGGTGGATCTGCGCCAGTAAATAATGATGTAGTAATTGTAACAGGTATTGGAACAGGCGGTACAATTAAAACATTTGCTACAGCAGGTGTAGGTGCTATTGGTAACGGTATTGTTAATACAGTCATTGATGTAACCGGTACATCGGGTATTGACACATATACATTTAATGACAAAAGCGCCAATTACACAATAGTTAACGACACTACTAATAAGGCTATTAATGTAACAAGTACTTTGAATACCACAGTATCATTCAAGTTGGAACAACATGAGAGAGTAGTTTTTACAGATAAAGCCACAGCGTTTGATATTACAGGAACAGCTGGCGATGTATATGCATTGTTGTCAGCAGGTTTTGGTGGTACTGTTAGTACCACATATGAAGGTCTTGGCATCAAGATGGAAGATAGTGGCACAACCAGCGCACAGGTTGCTCAAGCAATTGTCAACAGCACTCCTTTCAAAACAGCCAACCCTGACTTTGCTACATTTGTTAACAATGTTTACACAAATATAATGGGTGTTGCACCAACACCAACGCAAGCATTGCCTTATGTTTCAGCATTAGCAACAGGATCTACAAACGAAGCTGCTTTATTAAATTCTGCTGCACATTTGACAACCTTTCAGCAAACAATTGGCCTAGTAGGTGTTGCTCCAGCCACAACTGGAGTACTGGCTGCAAGCGGTATTGATTTTATCCCGGCTTAAAAGTAATAAGCTCAGTTATCTGGGCTTGTTTTTGACTTAAATATTTCTTGACTAGCTGAGATTTAAGCTATATACTAGTCAATGACACTATGTCATGCTTTAATATTAAAAGGAAGTAAATTATGAAGAAAATCGCAATTGCATCAATGTTGGCCTTAGCGGCTATTTCAGCAAGCGCAGTAGAAGTTGGTATCATTGGCGGAGAAACTTTCCAATCAAGTAACCACACAAACAACCCAGCTGGTATTACAGTTGGACAATCGTTTGGAAAATTTGGCGTAACAGCTGAAATTGAACATAACTTCAAAAAGAAAAACTCAACAGAAGCTAATAACTTCAACCTAGTCGGTTCTTATGAAGTAGCCAAGTTGGGTTCAGCAAGTGTTGGCCTAAAAGCTGGTGTTGGTTATGTTGATTCTCGTAGCGGTCACCCAAATGGTTACGAAGCTCTAGTTGGTGCTGGTGTAACTATTCCAGTTACAGCAAAAATTTCAGCAACTGCTGATTATCGTTATGCTAAAGCACAAGATCGCATTAGTAGCCAAACTGGTAACCAAGCATTGGTTGGTATCAAGTACGCATTCTAATTTTAGATTAGAACTAAAAAAGGCTCTTCGGAGCCTTTTTTTACCACTAACTGTTATTGATTTTTTCTATTATCGTTATTAAAATAATTATTGAAAAAACCTATTAAACCACTTGATCTTAGTGGTAAATACTATTACAATAAAACTTGTAAGACAACACACACAAAGGAGAAAAATGTCTATCACAATTAAAAACTTAGAATCGGCACTTGCCGGTGAGTCACAAGCTCACATCAAGTATCGCTACTTTGCCCGACTGGCAAGAGCAGAAGGATTCGAAGATGTTGCAAAACATTTTGAACACACAGCAGATCAAGAATTGCTACATGCATGGGGTCACTTAGAGTTGCTAATTGGCAAGCCAACAACTACAGAATGTTTGGAAAAAGCCATCGAAGGTGAAACATATGAGTTCACACACATGTATCCAACTATGCAAGCTGAAGCTATTGCTGAAGGCAATGATCATGCTGCAATCGAAGCACAGAATCAAGCAACAGAAAGCAAAGAGCATGCAGAACAGTTTGCCGCAATTCTTGCTAAAGCAGAGAAACGTTTCAATGCTTTAAAGAAAGTTGAGCAACGTCATGCCGATGCTTACAAGAATGTGTTGGAGTCACTATAATGGAACAAGTACATATTTGTGTAGTCTGCGGACACGAGCACGACGAAGCTACAGAAGGTAAATGGGATGAACTTCCAGCAGATTTTGTCTGCCCAGAATGTGGTGTAGGTAAAGACGAATACGAAATTATCTAAGCTCGTCTAAACAATAGTAAATATAGGGAACTAAATGTTCCCTATTTTTATGAGGATAATATGACACAACGTATTTTGATTATGGGTTTACCAGGATCTGGCAAAACTACTCTAGCAAGTGCATTAAAGAAATATCTCGAAATAAACGGATCTATTAGCTATGCTCGAGCATCTATGGAGCCATTAGATTCATCAGTACAAGTGACATGGTTTAACGCAGATGATATTCGACGCAAATATAATGACTGGGATTTTAGCAATGACGGCCGTATTCGTCAAAGTATCCGCATGTTTCAATTTAGTATGGAAGCAGGTGGTGATTATGTTATCTGTGATTTTGTCGCTCCATTGGTTGAGATGCGCAACAATTTTAAAGCAGACTGGACAATATGGGTGGACACTATACGTGAAGGCAGATATGCTGATACCAATGCTATGTTTGTCGAACCGACAGAATACGATTTTAGAATCACTGAACAAAATGCTGAGAAATGGGCAGAATTTATCGGTGATCATATAATTGAAAATAGACGTAGACCCACATTCAATTGGCAAAAAGAAACTGTACAAATGTTAGGTCGTTGGCAACCTTGGCATGAAGGACATAGAGCATTGTTCGACCGTGCGATTGCCAAAACAGGACAAGTGTGTATTATGATTCGCGATTGCCAAGGTTGGCAAGGTAGTAATCCGTTTGCAATTGAGCAAGTAAAGAAATTTATTCAAAGAGATCTTGACATGTTGTATCAGGGACAGTATACTATACAGGTAGTGCCTAACATTGTAAACATAACATACGGTCGAGATGTTGGCTACCGAATTGAACAAGAAACTTTTGATAACAGTATTACTGACATCAGTGCTACTAAAATCAGAAAAGATCTTGGAATGTCGTAAAAATACAACATTTCAATCAAGTAGTTGACAAAGAGACTAAATAAACATACAATAAAGACATGTTGTTAGTGCTTCAGAAAAATTTTCAAAATATTTTTTAAAAAGTGTTGACAACATGGTAGCAAGGTGCTACAATAGAGACTAGTTAGCAATTCCGCTAGCTAATTTTAAAAAGAGATTAACGAGAAACAAAATGCAATCAAATCATAGACATCAATTTAATACGATGCCCAAACTGGCAGGTGTAATAGCCTGTTCTTGGTCAGCGATTAATAGTGGAAGTTTATCATATGATCGCACACCAGAGATTAATAGTAGGGTCCGGAGGACTGTAGTGTAACACAAATTTACACAACAAACTTCAAGGACCCTAGGATTAACACTCCTGGGGTTTTTTGTTTTTAGACTTTCGAAATAGTGTGTATAGGAAACGAGATCCTAGCCTGCACTTAAAACATGGGCGAATGGGCGGCCTACCGGATGGCATTCACTCTTGTGTGAAGAAAATGGTAGCGTATTAAAGTGTTCTTTAATTTGTAAAAATATATTAAAGAACTTTTTAATACACACTTTCCCAAACTACCTGAAATAGTTGTTGACATAGTCAAGGGAGAGTGTTACAATTAAAACATGGAGCAGAAGCATCAATGGTGATGCAGTGGACTGTAAATCCGCCGTCTTTGACACGCTTGGTTCGATCCCGAGATGCTCCACCAAATTTGGAATAGTGGCGCAGTTGGTTAGCGCACATGCCTGTCACGCATGGGGTCGCGGGTTCGAGTCCCGTCTATTCCGCCAATTTATGCACCTATCGTCTATCGGTTAGGACACTCGCCTTTCACGTGAGTAAGAGGAGTTCGATTCTCCTTAGGTGTACCAAGTTATTCCCTAGTAGCACAGCGGTAGTTGCACTTGACTGTTAATCAAGGTGTCGGTGGTTCGATCCCACCCTGGGGAGCCAATCAATAGCGGGTTAGAGAAACGGTATCTCGGGAGTCTCATAAGCTCCAGTTGGTGGTTCGATTCCATCACCCGCAACCAATTATTCCTCTATAGTTAAATGGTATAACAATCGGCTGATAACCGGTCATTACAAGTTCAATTCTTGTTGGAGGAACCAAGTTTAGGATGCTAACAGCAAAGTTAAAAACTTTTCTTTTGGTGAAAACAAAATGCATCCTGTTTTATTATATCGCGTTCGTCTACTGGACAGGACACGTAGGCTTTCAACTTATGGACACGGGTTTGAATCCCGTACGCGATGCCAAACATGCCGTGGTAGCTCTCTGGGTAGGGCACCTCACTGTCGATGAGACCTAGGCGGGTTCGATTCCCGTCCACGGCGCCAAGTTTTGTTAGAGTGTCAGCAAGAGAATGTCATGCTAATAAGGTTTCTTCGAAGGACCGAGGTAGTAAAAGGTTAACGGGTTCAACTCCCGGCCGCCCGGAAGGACGGAAGCATACAGGTTGCTAAACTGGACTAGTATCCCAAGTGACGTACCGAGTCCCAGCCGGCTTTATATACATGGGTGAATGGTACCAATAACGATGGTGGTACTACTTTAACAAATTTAACAGACCCCCGCTTTACAAGTTGTGCGGCGAACAACTTGTACAAATTCAACATAGGAGAATGACATGAAACGTGCTAAACGTTAGTGTCATCTTAGCACCCCGTATGGTCTAGGATGGCACGTAAAAGAAATTAATTACGGATCCATCCACTCGTAGCGTTAATGGTAGCGCACTTGACTCTTAATCAATGAGGTGTCGGTTCGAATCCGACTGAGTGGACCATATGGGGGTATAATTCAAAGGCTAGAATATCCGGCTTTTAACCGGTCAATCAGGGTTCGAGTCCCTGTGCCCCTACCATATAAAAACATATTCGATGTAAGACATAGTCTGCATGAGGTAAGGCCGCCGTCTTTTGATGAAAACGGTCCGAGTGTGTTTCTATATGGTAACGTAGCATTGAGGTAATGCAACACCTTCATACGGTGTCCCAAGTGAGTTCGATTCTCACCGTTACTACCAAAATTGGGGGCAGTAGTGGGCTACGGAGTTGCCTTGCAAGCATCTTGTCTAGAAGGATTCGATTTCCTCGGTCTCCACCAATTTTATCTCTGTGAAGTGTTACCAGGTTGCACTTGCCGTTTGGGGCGGTAGAGTCTAGGTTCGAATCCTAGCATGGAGACCAATTTATGCCTCGGTAGTTTAATGGTAGAACTGCGGTGTTACATACCGCTAATGGGAGTTCGATTCTCCAACGAGGTACCAGTTTAAGGATGTTAACAGCAAAATTTATACATTTGACTTTTAATCAAAACCGTAAAAATACATCCTGTTTTATTTGCTCTATTAGTATAATGGTAATACACCGGTTTTGTAGTCCGGTAATCGTGGTTCGATTCCTCGATGGAGCACCAAGTTTAGGATACTAACAGCAAACAATTTTTCGACTGCAAATCGAGAGGTTACAGGTTCGAATCCTGTTTTACGCTTCATGCGTGAATAGCACAATTGGTAGTGCGCTATAAAATGTATCCTGTTTTTTCTGTTGGGGTTTAGCTTAGTCCGGCCTAAAGCACTAGTCTTTGAAATTAGTATCATCGGTTCGAATCCGATAACCCCTGCCAATTTATATCGCTATAGTATAATGGATAATACACTACGCTACGAACGTGGGAATAGAGGTTCGATTCCTTTTGGCGGTACCACTGTACTAGATAAGTACTCGTATGCAAGATTACGAAAACAATCATTTAAACAATTTTATTGCAGGTTGGTATATTGATACACAACTGTGCGATGCTATTGTAGCCAAAGGTGAATTAGATACTAGTGTATTTTTATCCGGTACTAAACAGTACACAGATATAAATTTTGATAAGTTTGATAAAGAACTTTTTGATCAGTATTGTAGCAACCTGTGGCCAGTGATTGAGCTATACAAGAAAATGTATCCGCTTTGTTTTGAAGATTTGCAGATGTGGGGATTATCTATGCCCAGGATTCAACGATACGAACCTGGAAAATATTATGCCGATGCCCACTGTGAAAACAATGGCAATCCTCAATTTAGGAATCGACATCTTGCCTACATGACATATCTGAATGATATTGAACTAGGTGGCGGCACTGAGTTTTTAAATCAAAAACTAGTTACACCCGCACGTAAAGGACTTACACTTGTATGGCCCGCTGAATGGACACACTATCATAGGGGCATAGTTGCTCCTGAAGATACCAAGTATATTGTTACTGGTTGGTGTTTATTTTCTTAAGTTCTTCAAGAACAAATACTGGTTTTGCTGGTAACTCGTATGACGGCGTAAACTCTTTTTCAGTAGTCCAAGTTTTTGACGGGCTATAAGGTTTATTGCTGAGCTTGTACAGTTTCAAAAATTCAGTATAATCATTTTCCATACAATATTTATTCTATGGTGTTAGTAGTGTAGTGGTCTGCACATTGCTCTGTGAAAGCGATAGTATGGGATCGTTCCCCATCTAACACCCCAAATTTGCCGCTTTAGCTGATGTGGTCATAGCACCGGTTTGAAGCACCGAGGAATGAGGTTCGATCCCTCAAGGCGGCACCAATACACTGCCAGCGAGACTTGGAAGTCAGAGAGGTCTTATAAGCCTTTTAGCGCCAGATTAGCGTTCTTGAGAGGGTTCGATTCCCTCCGCTGGTACCAATGCCCTACTAGACAAATTGGTAAAGTCATCTCTCTCAAAAGGAGAAGTTCTCCCTGTTCGAATCAGGGGTAGGGTACCAAATTATATTTTAGCAGTTTTGCCAAAATGTATAGACTCTCATAGAGAAATATAATATAATAGACACATAGCAAGCAGAAATGCTTGTAGACAGTTTTAGGATCGGTTCAGCAACATTCATATACTATGAAGGAACGAACTTAGCGATAATAACTGGAGCTTAACGGCTTTGAAGGTTATTATCATATGCGGTTCGCTCAACCTGGTGTGGAGATCCAGGCTAATCAAATCGACAAAAACGATCCTGTTTGTATTCTTAGGATGGATACAGCAACTTTACTATACCTGAACTGCCATGATAATTGTCGAAAGACGTTAAAGGGCTAGTGCTAGTAGAATACTAGATAGTGCTTGTAGAAACAAGATAGGTTTCAACGCAGAATGCGATGAATAGACTAGTGGGACTTGAACCGATATACTGGGGATAGGGGCTAGTCGATAAACTTTCACTGTCCCGTCCATCCTGTTAAATTTAGAATGTTAACAGCAATTTTTAATTTCAATCCATAATCTGAAACCAAAATACATTCTGTAAAGGAAATATCATGAACGCATTTGTTCAAGCAGTAGCAAATCAAGAAGCCCGTACCGCAAACGGTATGAAGGCACGTAAGTCAACAGCTAAGGCTACAGTTGACTTGTTCTACAAAATCGGTGCAAGCCGTGGTAAGAACATCGTAGGCGACTTTACAGCCGCTTACGTAGAAAACAGTGATGTAGCACTACGCATTGCACAATGGGCACGTGATGTCCGTGGTGGTGCAGGTGAACGTCAATTGTTCCGCGATATTCTAGTACATCTAGAAAAGCGTGACCCAGACGCCGCTTTGGCTCTGTTGAAGAAGATTCCTGAAATCGGCCGTTGGGACGATATCTTTGTTTTCCAATCACCAGTGTTAAAGTCAGCCGCTTATACCATGTTGGGCGATGCCCTACGTGCTAAGAACGGTTTGGCCGCAAAGTGGACTCCTCGTAAGGGTCAAATTGCCGCTGAAGTTCGTGCCTTCTTTGGCATGACTCCAAAGCAATACCGTAAGAGCCTTGTGGCACTTACAAAGGTTGTTGAAACCCAAATGTGTGCTGGAGATTGGGATAACATCAACTTCAGTCACGTTCCCTCTGTAGCTTCTCGAATCTACAAGAAGGCTTTCAACCGTCACAGCCCAGCGTTTGCTGAGTATGTTGCCAAGTTGGTAAGTGGTGATAAGACTGTTAAGGTTAACGCCTCTGCAATCTTCCCACATGATGTGTTGAAGGGTGTGATTGGTAGCTACCGTGCAAATTTTGACAAGACAGAAACAGACCATGTGATCGCACAATGGGATGCCTTGCCAAACTACGTTGGAGATGCTAGCATCATGCCAATTGTAGACGTTAGCGGTTCTATGTCTTGCCCAGCAGGAAAGAACACTGGCGTAACTTGCATGGACGTTTCGATCAGCTTGGGCTTGTACCTAGCAGACAAGAACAAGGGCGTGTTCAAGGACACATTCTTAACTTTCTCAGACAAGCCAGAACTTGTTACTCTAAAGGGTAACATCGTTCAAAAGGTTGATCAAATGTCTAAGAGTAATTGGGATATGAGCACTAACTTGTATGCCGCTATGGACAAGATCCTATCGGTTGCAGTTAAGGGCAATGTCCCAGCCAGCGACATGCCAGCCATGTTGCTAATCTTGTCAGACATGCAGTTCAACCAATGCGCCCGTTACGACGACAGCGCGATGGAAATGATCGAACGTAAGTTCGAAGCCGCAGGCTACTCTGTGCCACAGATTGTTTTCTGGAACCTAAACAGTTCAGACAACGTACCTGTTAAGGCAGACAAGAGTGGTGCCGCTTTGGTAAGTGGATTTAGTCCATCAATCATGACTAGCTTGCTAGCCGCTGATTTGGATCAATTCACTCCAGAAGGCATCATGCTTAAGACTGTAATGAGTGATCGTTACGTTCTTTAAAAGTTTTGTGGGTGTACTATAAACACCCACACCAAATATTTGCTCCCAGAGTTGTTCCTATAAGGTCCCCTGGGAGTTTTTGCTCCCATAGTTTTAATGGTAAAACTCCTCTTTGGTATGGAGGCAATGATAGTTCGATTCTATCTAGGAGCACCAGGTACATCCGGCCTTAGTATAATGGATAATACAGCGGTCTTCTACACCGTGAATATGGGTTCGATTCCTGTAGGCCGGGCCAGTTGTTTTTAATAAGTACTGCATGATTAATAAAGATGCTTTTAGTAGCGGCCAGATTAGCAGTAAAATTTGGCTGTGCGAAGAATTAGAAAACTTAGGTTGGACTAGCAAGCTAACATACATCTACGCAGGGTGGTATGGTATTACTGCGTTCTTATTATTGAGCCGAGGTAAGTTTCAAGTTGACAAGATTAGAAGTTTGGATATAGATCCCGCTTGCCAGCCTATCGCTGATATGATTAACGAAAACTGGATCATTAAAGAATGGCAATTTAAAGCCTTCACCCAAGATTGTAATAATTACGAAGGACAGTTTGGTGACTTGATCATCAATACTAGCACTGAACATTTTGAAAGTATGGAATGGTTCAATCGTATCCCTAAAGGCACTAGAGTAGTATTGCAAGGCAACAACATGCCGCATGATGATCATCATGTTCATTCAAAAGACTTGCAAAGTTTTGTAGATTTGTATAAATTAACAAGTATTGCATATAAAGGCAGTAAAGATTTTAATTATCCCGAATGGAGTTTTACTCGATTTATGATAATTGGTATTAAATAAAATTATTAGTAGAGAGCACAAGGCATACAAGCATTTCGAAAGAACAAGTATTTGTAACCCGGAAAGTTGCGGAGAAAAGACAGTTATAAACTGTATGCGAGCTGGCGATATAAATCAGGGTTTACAGCCTGGGCGATTTTGAGTTCAGTGAAGATGCTCCATGTTTGCTAGACAAATGAGGCGAGACTGTAGATCTCGGGTAGGCATGTTTCTTAAATGGACCAAAACCTCTAAGTGTTTTCTACTAATAAAAAGGTAAATGATGGCTATTGAACAATTATTTTTTACACCAGTATATCATGCACAGGTTGAAGATCCTGTGTTTAGCAAAATGCAGACTGCGCTAGCACTCATGGTAGAAAGAATGGAAAACATCGGTATGTTTGAACGTCACAAACGTGCTGAACCAAACACACATTTGTTAACTGATCCACAATTTAACTCTAACTTGCTGGACGATCCAATACTCAAAGTAGTCAACGATGAGATCCATCGTCATATACGAAACTACATGATAGAGATTGAAGCACCAAAAGTTAAAGTACATAATTTTAAAATTTTACATTCTTGGTTAACTAAAACTAGTAGTGGACAGTATGCTCCGGTACATACACATGGATCAACTGATTTAAGTGGTGTGTACTATTTTAAATCAAATCAGGTGGATGGCAACATCTATCTAAACAGTCCAAATCCACTAATTGAAAGTAGCCACTGTTTTGAACATATTCCTAGCCGTGTTGCATACGAACCTATAGAAGGTAGAGTTGTTCTATTTCCAGGTTGGATTGCACACGGTACTACTACTAACACTACTGATCATGATAGAATCAGTTTAAGTTTTAATGTAGTATTTGATAGAGGCACATTTAAAGATTAATGCAGGATTAATTCAGTGGTAGAATGTCTCGTTGCCAACGAGAATGTCATCGGTTCGAACCCGATATCCTGCTCCATATATGAAGACTTATAAATTTCTATCCATTGCAGATCATGAGCTTATTACTAAAAAGCTCTATGAGTATGTAATCAATCACACAGATATCCTAGAAAAGAAATGGGATTGGAATACTCTTGATCGAAATGCAGTGCTAGAGGCTATTCCAGAATTGGCTGTAGCATGTTCACAGATTATCGATCATCCAATTACAATGATTTCTATAGTGCATAGATCCCCTGGGGCGAGTGGCGGAGTACATGTTGATGTAGGCAACTACGATTACAGAGTGTTATGGCCTGTGGCTAATTGTCAAGGATCGTATACTAGATTTTTTGATCTAAATGGAAATAAACTAGTTGAAGCAATAGGCGCTGAAGGTGATACATTTTTAACTATTGAAAAAAAGAATCCGTTAATAGAGATAGATGCTGTAGAACTAACGGCACCTGTAGTGTTTAGTACTAGAACTCCGCATGGTGTGTTTACTAATCCCAAATGCACTGAATCAAGATTAACAGCAACACTAGGGTTTGGAAAATTTCCACTAGAACAATTATTTTAACGGCCTTTGGTGAAATGGATATCATGCTTGTCTTCGAAACAAGTGGTGTGGGTTCGATTCCTGCAAGGCCGGCCAAGGAATATAAATGGACGCTATAATTAACATTGCAAACGACGGTATCCTAATCAAGGATATGTCTGACTTATTAGACTTTGATAAAATTGATTTTGAATTTAAGAAAACTGAATTTGCAACGAACGGTCGATTGCCTACAAACAACATAAGTAAAACTTACGATTTTTTTGATTCGAAATCTCTAAAAGCAGAGCAAGATGCTATTGTCAATGAGTGCGAAAATTATCTAAGGTATGCGCAGAATACCACAGAGTTTACAAAATTGCGTATGACACATAGTTGGGCTAATATAACACGCCCTAATACTGATAGACAGGATCCGCATAATCATCCGTTTAGTGTAGTCAGCGGAGTATTATTTTTAGACGATCATCCGGCTAACTTAAATTTCTTTATAGAAACTATGAATAGAACTATCCCTTTTCATCTGTTTGATAAAGAACAATTCTTACCGGTAGGATCAATAGCTAGTAGATTTACTGAAATTGAAAATGGATTAAAGCATCATATGGTACTATTTCTATCTACAGTTAATCATTATGTAATACACGATCGTCCTGCAACTGAAAGACGCAGTCTAGCATTTAACACATTTTGGTCTGGAAAGACTGGCCCAAATGATCCTATGGTTTCGTTAGAATTTTAAAACTAGATTGATCTAATAGTTCATAATTTTATTTATTTGACAATAAATAGGTTGACGCAAAGATGATTTAGTTGTATAATAGATAGATACATACATACTAAGCAATTAGTAAAAACGTTCTTTAAAAAATTAAAAGTAATGCCCCGATGGTGGAATTGGTAGACACGCTGGTCTTAGAAGCCAGTGCGCAAGCGTGAGAGTTCGAGTCTCTCTTGGGGCACCATATAAAAATACATTAGGCAACATCGGCCTTGTCCGAATAGTAAGGTGACCTAGTCCCTAGTGTATTTCTATATGGAAATGTGGCAGAGTCCGGCTTATTGCAACAGTCTTGAAAACTGTCGTGTCGAAAGGCACCGTGAGTTCAAATCTCACCGTTTCCGCCAAGTAGAGTCTCTCTGATGTAATGGCAGCATAGCGGTCTCCAAAACCGTTCGTTGGGGTTCGAGTCCCTAGGGGGACGCCAAGATTAAATTGCGAGTATGGTGAAATTGGTAGACACAAGAGACTTAAAATCTCTCGCCGCAAGGTGTCCCGGTTCGACTCCGGGTACTCGCACCAATTAGGATAGATATTGTTTAAATATCTCTTTAGCTTCTAGCATAGTTGGACGTCGTCCAAATTTATTATCTCTAAATACTACGCTAACACACCAGCGTTCTTGACTGCCATTTCTGATGTTATGTGGTACACCTACTTGTACAAGAGCAGGACCCCTAACATTTTCAGAGTATGCTACAGTAACATCTTCTGGTAGATACAAGATTGAATGTGAAGCAATCGGTGTTTCATTTAACGGTTTAGCTTCAAGTTTAGTATAGTGAGAATCATTAATAGTGTACCAATGCATTTCACTATCTTCTCCACCTAAGATCCAATTCATTTTAGAATAGTCACCTACTTCTTTGTCGTCACTGTGTATGCCACTAACAGTATTGCGATATCTATAAAAGATTTCGCAAAGACGAACTTCTTGTCCATGGTCTAGAAAAAACTGTTTCAGTTCATCGCTTAGATCAGTTTGCCAATTAAGTTTAAAGTGAGTAGCTAGTCTTGGATTTGTTTTAACATTGTCAGCCCACGCTGATTGACTTTTTAAAAAGTCTACTGGGCTAAGTGGTGTGTTAAAAAGAGGCAAATCAAAGTTAAGGGGTATAGAGTAGGTATTCATGTAAATATTTATCAGGTAGTATTATAAAGTATTTGGAAAGTTGGCCGAGTGGTTAAGGCAGCAGTTTGCTAAACTGTCGTTCCGAAAGGGGCGCATAGGTTCGAATCCTATACTTTCCGCCAAAAATTTAAAAGGGAATTTATGTTAAAAGCACACAAGACATTCAAGTTGAGTAAGACAACAAAACGAATGATCGGTTTAATGAAAGGTTGTACAGCAGAACAGCGTAATCAATACAAGCGTATGATGATCGATGCTCAGCTATGCAGTGAAGTTGTAATTAAGACTCCTACACGCGATAAGAGTGCGCCACGTGGAACAAGTAACTATCAAGTTACTGAAACAAGTGCAGTAAGCGTAGAATAAAGAATTTGGGGGTGTAGCTCATCTGGTAGAGCAGGACCTTTGCAAGGTCAAGGTAGCGGGTTCAAGTCCTGTCACCTCCACCAAACAATGCAGTACATAACAGACAAGGACATGTTATTATGGCAACAAAAGGAAGTAATCAAAAAACTCGTATGGCAGATTCATTAAAAACTAAAACTGGCAAGACTCGTCTTGGCCCACTAAGTCTAGCACAGCTAACAGAACTGTTAGAAAAATCTAGTAAGCCAAAAGATAAGGCAAAAATTGCTAATCGTGTTAAAATTCTTAAGAAGAAATTAAACATTGGTAAAATAAAAGTTGTAGAAACATTTAAAGCAGAATAAAATTTTGCCCCTTTAGCTCAGCTGGTAGAGCAACGGTTTTGTAAACCGTAGGTCCCGTGTTCGAATCATGGTGGGGGCACCAACTATAAAGAAACATCAATGGACGTTGTACTGTGGAACTCTGGAGCTAAGACCAATGACTTTACTGCTTATAGGTCATTAGGATCTTATAAAATTGCACACACTGTACGTCAGGCCGGTTATAGTGCGCAGGTTATAGATCATGTTAATCTAATGTCTAGAGAAGACCTATTTCAGTGTACTACAAAATTTATTGATGCTAACACAAAGATTTTAGGCATTAGCACTACATTCTTAGTTGAAGATCATATATTACCTCCTAATCTTATTAGTATTCTGAATAGTTTTAATACACTGTATCCAAACTTGGAAATTGTCTTCGGCGGATACAGCGTTATGAGTTCAAAAGTATTTTTAAAATATTTGAACAAAAAGAATGTGTCTATTATTCCCGGATACGGTGAAGATATATTTTTAGATCTACTGCATTGGAAAGCTGGTAAAGGCACTAAGCCGTTTATTGATCTTAATGACAGACACAACAGAATTAATGAATATAAAACAGCCATTAATACATTGTATAATATTGAATGTGATAATTTTAAATTTACAGATCAAGATTGCATACTACCAAATGAAACACTACCTATTGAAATTAGTAGAGGGTGCATTTTTAAATGCAAGTTTTGTAATCATTTAAATTTAGGTAGAAAAAAGTTAGACTATCTTAGAGACTTTGAATTAGTCAAAGAAGAAATGTTACATAACTATGCCAAATGGGGAACTACTAACTACTATATCATTTGCGACACATTTAATGATACTGAATACAAAATGAAAGCATGGTATGATATGGTTAACAGCTTGCCATTTAAAATTAAGTATACAGCATATCTAAGAGCAGACTTGTTAGACAAGTTTCCTGATGTTCCCTATATGTTAAAAGACACAGGTCTATTTACAGGATTTCACGGTATTGAAAGTCTAGGCAGAGAAGCATCTACTATTATTGGTAAAGGCTGGTCTGGAAAGTCAGCAAGAGAGTTTATACCAAAATTGTATCATGATATTTGGAAAGACGAAGTTCATCAGACACTAAGTTTTATTGTAGGCTTACCTGGAGATACTAGGGAGTCAATACTGGATATGATGGCATGGTTTAAAGACAACGATCTTTATCATCAAGCAGTACACATGTTAGGAATTTATAAAGCGGCATTGAACAGACATCCTAGTGAATTTGATCTAAATACTGAAAAGTATGGATTTAGTTTTCCGGATGAAACAGATCCAACTTATTGGGAAACTGGTTATTGGAATAGTAATCAAGTTGTTGAGTTTATTAAAACTGATATTAATCCTATTTGGAAAGATATATCTGCTCCGCATGGTAGCTGGCAAATAATGATGATGTTACAATACAATATTGATCCTAGTTTGTTTAAAAAAGATCTAAGCCGTTGGATCGACATTGACGATTTAAAAATAAAACGTAAGGCTATGATACAAAATTACATAAGTAAGTTACTAGCATTATAGAACCCCGGAACTACTGGCCGTTACCTAAGTAGCGTCATTACAGTAACGATAACTGTACGGTGCATTGGATCTACCGCAAGGCCCCCCTTAGGGGCGACTTGAGAAATCACAAAGGCGGGGGCGTTGTCCCGTCTAGATGGAAAAGAACGTGGACAGAGTAACAGCTCAGTCTAGGGCCTATGTGGTGTAGGTAGCTAGACACTTTATAAATGCTTTCTGAAGTTTTGCTACACTGGATAACACGAGTTAGGTACTAAGTCGACTAACTACCGAAAGTGCCAGGAAGATACGGAGCAGAACAGTTTGGTTCGATTCCAACAGAGAGCACCTATAAAGTGTGCGGGATTAGTTTAATGGTAAAACAGCAGATTTCCAATCTTCGGTCATCAGTTCGATTCTGATATTCCGCTCCACGCATTTTTTCGGAGTGTAGCGCAGTCTGGTAGCGCACCTGGTTTGGGACCAGGGGGTCCAAGGTTCGAATCCTTGTACTCCGACCAATTATAAAAGGAAACTATGGAAATTATTGATAACGCATTATCTAAATTAGTTTTTCAAAAACTACAACGAGAAGTAATGGGTTGGGCATTTCCTTGGTTTTGGGGTAGGGTTGTTACTGAAGATCCTAATATGCATCAATCGCTATACGGTTGGAGTCATACATTATTTGATGAAGGAAGGCCGGTTGGTAGATTGTGGGAGCCTCTAGAGTTGGCCATTCTTAACGCATTAGATGCAACTGGGCATCAGGTGAAAACAATTCATCGTGTTCGCCTGGTACTAAACACAGCATCTGATCAACCGAGACTAAATGGCGAGCATGTAGATTTTGATTTCCTGCACAATACAGCATTACTATATCTTAACGATAGCGACGGTGATACTGTCATTTATAACGAACAATTTGATTCAGCATTTAATAACAATGCTATAGATTATCGTAAGAAATTTTTACCCGAAACATTAACTGCACTAACTACTATAGAACCTAAAGAAAATAGATTAGTTTGGTTTAACGGATTGCATTATCACACAGGTACATTGCCAGTTACAACTGCTAGGCGTGTGGTAATGAATATTAATTATTCAACATAAAGGAAAAACACATGAAAGCAAGTCATATTTTAGTAGATACTATTGCACAAGCAGAAATAATTTTAGCAGAAGCTACTGCGCTAAACTTTGGACAACTCGCTATGCAACACAGCAAATGCCCAAGTAAAGCTCGTGGTGGAGACTTAGGTGAATTCGGTCCCGGCATGATGGTTAAACCTTTTGAAGATGCCACATTAGCAACTCCAGTTGGATCTATTAGTACGCCTGTACAAACACAGTTCGGCTATCACTTGATTCATCGTACTGGTTAATCTAATGAATATAATCGTAGATCAAAACGAAGTTTGCCGTAAGTATGATTACAGTAGTTTGATCACTGCTGAAGAAAATGCGTCTGCTATCAGTGATATTCAAAGCGTAATTGACGCCGGCAACTACTTTAAAAATAGTCCTCCCTTTCAAACTAATCAAAATTTGTTTCAAAGGTCCGAGCCTATTTGGTTAAAGCTACGTATGACATTTTTAGCCAGTGTGTTTATGTACTTAGGGAAAGAGCACAAAGTAAGTAATATGATGGCTTGGTCATTTATGACTAATCAACAAACACAAGTCAATAGAGACAACCAATGGCATCATCATGAAAAGCATCATTGGACTAGCATCAGTGGTATTATGTATTTGCATATTCCAGATGATGTCAAAGATTTTGATACTTGTGGAACTGAAATGGCTCCTAATGGTCCAGAAGGTCCTGGCAAATTTTTTATTCGCCCAAGTTACTATACTTGGCTGATATATCCTAGTAAACTATGGCATAGGCCCGGTATTGCACAAAGTGACAAGCATCGGTTTATTTTGGCAGCAGACGTAGAATATCAATAATGACAACTTTTACAACAGAAGACCGCATTGCGGCACTACCCTTGATCTACTTAGATATGGACGATGTTGTAGCTGACTGGATGGTCACAGCCCGTGCTATAGTTAATCGCAACTGGGAGTATGGTGAACGTATTCCAGCAGAAGATTGGGACAAGGTCAAAGCCAAAGAACGCTTCTACCGCGACTTGCCATTAAAGCCTGGCGCACACGAACTTGTACAATATTGTCGTGATGCTGTGAGCAATGGCAAAGCCAAAGGTCTAGCGTTCTTAACAGCTCTGCCACACGATGATGCTGTTCAGTGGGCCGCTAGTGATAAAGTGTTCTGGGCACATAGACACTTTGAAGGCATCCCTGTGTTCTTTGGACCATATAGCTTTGACAAACATAAGCATTGTAAGCCAGGTGACATCTTAATTGATGATAGACACTCTAACTGTTCGGAATGGCGAAGTGCCGGCGGACAAGCACACGAGTATCGAACTTGGGAAGCCTGCAAGCCGTGGCTAGAAAATATCTTGACATCACAATAATTTTATTGTATAATACATTTTTAACGGGATATATATGATTAGATTAAACGATTTACGTAAGCCGCTTGACCTCAGTCGTGGGCCAACTATTGACACTGAAAAATGTGTTGATCAAATTGGCAACAGATTTAATATGGTTTTAATTGCCGCGGCTCGGGCACGTGAAATCAAACGACAAAATCGCGAAAGTGATGCTCGTGAACATGTGCATAGTAACATCACAGCTCTGCTTGAAATTCAATCAGGTAAGATTGGTCTAGATTATCTCAAGAAAATTAAGTTTGAAGATCCAAGTGATCGTCGACGTGATCACAACGCAAAGTATAGATAAGATTTTAGGACCTTAGCTCAGTTGGTAGAGCGTCTGCCTTACACGCAGAATGTCGTCAGTTCGAACCTGGCAGGTCCTACCAAATATGGAACGGTGGCAGAGAGGCCCAATGCACCGGATTGCAAATCCGTAAAACCGGGGGTTCAAATCCCTCCCGTTCCTCCATATTAAGGAATAGTGTATGCATATAGTTATTGTCGGAGGAGGCACTGCTGGTTGGCTAGCGGCTTCCTTGTTAATTAATAAACACCCTGGTACCCATACTGTTACTATTTTAGAATCTAGTAAGTTTGGTATTATCGGAGTCGGCGAAGCTACTACAGGATTCTTTACAGATATTATTGTACATGAACTAAGCAAAGACTTTGGAGCCAATCATGACGAGTTTATGATTGAAACAGGCTCTACTCTTAAGTTTGGTATTAAGCATAAAGGTTGGACTCCGAACTTAGATGATCATTACATTGGACCAATCGACGGTAGCTTTACTAGTCACGAGTCTCCTGATATAATGTTTGCCTATGCGCTTACACAGTTACCTAAAGAAAAATTAACATCGATTACCTACACTGGATCTATTATAGATGCTGGTACATGTAATTGGGGTGCTGGTAAACGTTTTACAAAACATACACACGCACTACAAGTAAATGGACAACTAGTAGGTCAATACTTTAAAAAATTGTGTTTAAAGAAACCAAACGTTAAACACATCGACAGCGAAATAACTAAAGTTAATCTAAATGAACAAGGCTTAATTAGTTCATTGAGTTTATCAAACGGTTCTACACTACAAGCAGACTTCTTTATTGATTGCTCGGGCTTTAGTCGTGTACTAATGAACGAGCTTGGTGGTAAGTGGACCAGTTATAAAAAACACTTGCCAGTTAATACAGGCATGCCGTTTTTACAAAAATACAAACCGGGTGAAAAGCCTGTTCCCTATTCGCTAGCATGGGCACAGAAGAATGGGTGGCTTTGGCAAACTACTCTAATGGATCGTACCGGTAACGGATACATCTTTGATGATAACTTTACCACAGTAGACAAAGCACAGGAAGAAATTGAAACGCTATTGGGTAACCCGATTGAGCCTATTAAAATTTTAAAATTTGAATCTGGCAGGCAAGAAAACGCCTGGGTTAAAAATTGTGTGTGCATTGGACTAAGCTATGCATTTTTAGAACCCTTAGAAGCTACAAGTATTCATACAAGTATTTTACAAATTAAAGCATTTGTAAATGAATATCTAAGACCTACACTAAATGAAACTATGAATTCAGGATCAATGAATTTGTATAACAACCGTATGGCTACGATGTACGACACACTAAAAGACTTCTTAGTCATGCACTATATGGGCGGACGCACTGATAGTGAGTTTTGGAGATATATTGCAACAGGTGCAACTAAAACTGATTTTGTTCGAGATATTCTTGAAACTGCCAAAGTTCGATTACCTAGTACCAACGACTTTACAAAGTTTTGGGGTAATGCCGGTTGGCCACTATGGAGTTATGTTATGGCTGGCGTAGGTGTTTTGAACAAGCAAGCTGCCTTAAATGAATTTACAAGTAACACTGAATTCCTTATTACTAGAGATAATTATAAAAAATTTAGGTTTCAATTGGACACGCAGTTTGCAGACCAATATACATACGATGACTATATTGCACATCTTAGAAAGCAACGAGCTCAAGCAGGATTTAACGATTGACAGCTCTGCTGATACCTGTTACAATATACACATATTAGCAAACAGGTATCAAAATGGAATTTTATATTGAAGCTGGTTCTAAAACCAAACAGTACATTGAAACATTGTTGCCTTCAATGTTATCGCAATTAAAATTAACCAAAAGTAAAAAACTTTTACATATAAAAATTGACAAGGAACTAGACGCTAGTGGAACAACAATCCCATTGATGGGTATTGACACTATCCTTGTAGTTCTAAAGTCAACACGCAACAAAATAAATTTAGGTGTAACACTTGCACACGAATTGGCTCACGTAGCGCAATTTGCCAAAGGTACACTAAAACCTAGCCCAAAAGGGCTAAAGTGGAAGGGAAAACTCTACGGAAAACGTGTGGCATATTTGCAACAACCTTGGGAAATAGATGCGTTTAGTAAACAAGAGTTAATATTTCGTAGAGCAATTGATTGACGCATTTGCCAAAAGGCATTATAATTAGTACATAGAAACACAAACAGGAGCGGACAATGGCATTTAAGATTTTAGGTAAGACAGCAGATTTGTATCAAGGCTACGGCCCTTTGCCTAAACTTGAAGGCCCGTTTTTGGTTGCAGGACGTATATTGTATTACGATCCAAAAGAAGGCAAGTACTGGAATCCAAAGACGGATTTCTACGTGCCGCATGATGAATATTTTAGAATGGTAGGTTTGATGTGATAGAAGTAGTTTACGACAATGTGTCGAAAGAATTTGAAGACTTGACCCAAGCAATGGCATGGGCCAAGGTATTGGACAAGTTTGTTACTATTAAAATAAATGGTATGGAACTTGTGGGACGTTTTGGTGCTGACAGCGTCAAAGACGGTAAGTGTCCAGATGGTGTAGACTACACTTGGATGAAGCGGAGAACACAATGAAAGACAAACTGGACGACCATTTTGCGGCAGAACAGTTGGAAGAACATTTCGGAGTTGAAGAATGAACACTATTATCGCAATGTTAGTATTGATAGCATGGTTCGCTATTGGTTTGGCATGTTGGGATATGTTTAGAATCTGGAAAAGGACAAGGAATTAAAATGAACGAACAAGTTAATTGTATCAATTGTGGGTGTGAAATGAAAAAAGTTTCGATTGGAATTCCTTTATGCTCACGCTGTTCTAATGTAGGTAGACAATTTGAAAATCTCCTGAAACAAGGGCTTACTTTGGATTATTTTGATCCCAAAACAAAACAACGCAAAAAAGAAACTATCAAAATCGATACAGCAAAAGAACATTTCGGAGTTGAAGAATGAGCTTAGATGTAGATTTGATGGTCACTCAACCCACTAGTGTGTACAGTGCAAACATTACACACAATTTGGGTAAGATGGCTCAAGAGGTAAAAGTGGGTATAGGTGCTAAGATAGACCTGTACACTATTTTGTGGCGTCCTGAAGAACTTAATTTTAAGTTTGCTAGGGACATCGCAGACTTGTTGGATGAGGGTTGGAACATTTTATTAAGTGATCCAGAGAAGTTTAAAAAGTTTAATCCTGGAAATGATTGGGGCAGCTACGAAGGTCTTTGCGACTTTGTCTACAATTACCGTAACGCCTGTTGGGATAACCCCGACGCTGAATTGAGTGTATCACGATGAAAATTAAATTTGATAAAGACACTATGCCCGATGAATTGTACAATGCGCTCTTACAGCACTTTGTAAACGAAGCAGTTGGGCTAGGTGTCGAAGTAAACAAGTTTACCCAATTTAACAACTGGGTAGTCGAATGTGATGTAGATGTAAAGGAAATGGTGCATTAATGCCTAAGTGTTATCAATTAGTTGGAGTTCCTGGTTCTGGTAAAAGTACTTGGATCAAAAATCAAACATGGATGTTGGGTATGCCTGTAGTCTGTACAGATACATTTGTAGAAGATTATGCTAAAAAGCAAGGCAAGACTTATAGCGAAGTATTCGATGAATACATGCCTATTGCTGTTAAGCTAATGGCTAACCAAGCAAAGATCTGTGAAGCAAACAGTTTGGATTTGATTTGGGATCAAACTAGCACTACTCGAGCTAGCCGTGAACGCAAGTTTAATACCTTGCCTAGGTATGAGCATATTGCTGTAGTCTTTACGACACCCGAGCCAGAAGAGTTGGCACGTAGATTGGCTAGCCGTCCTGGCAAGGTGATTCCAGACCACGTTATGCGTACAATGATTGACGGGTTTGAAATGCCAACAGAGGATGAAGGATTTACAGAAATTTGGAGGGTATAATATGCCTTGGATTGAAAATGTAGCCGCAAGTGATATTCCAATTGGATTCCATCACGATGCCGGCCCTAATAGTATGCTGATCAGTATCACCGATCCAGCAAGCTGGCGTCCCGAAGCCAAGCACCAATTCAAAGAGCGTCACGACTTTGAGTTTTTGGATGTAGAAGAAAAGGACGAAGTTTTGGACGAAGCAATGAAGTGTAGCCATGAGCAGGCCGCCGAACTTGTTCGGTTGTTACAACACGCATTAGACAATCGTATGAACGTTGTTGTTCATTGCTTTGCAGGCATCTGTCGTTCGGGTGCGGTTTGTGAGCTTGGAGTCATGATGGGCTTCGACGATACAGAACGATTCCGTAGTCCAAATCTTTTGGTTAAACATCGTATGATGAAGGCATTAGGGTGGACTTACGATGAAAACGAAAAGCCCAACCTCGACGATTGGCGCACGTTTAGATCGGTTGACTAACTGTTAAATAGGTGTTATAATAACTTATTAAACAGAAAGGTACTCAATGGCTGGCAAAGCGAAATCGGTTTATCTAACGATAACCAAAAAGGGTTCATTTAAGACAGAGTTTACAAAAGTGTTTTTTGATGCTAAATCATTTAATGAATATGTAAAGACTGATGAATTTAAGGCCAAATGGCCTGCTGAAGAGTATAACATTGTAAAAGAAACTTACTAAAGAAAGGAGTGCAATATGCCTAGTGTGTTTTTAGTAAGCGACACGCACTTTGGTCACACAGGTGTTTGCCGCTTTACTCGTAATGACGGTGTGACAAAATTACGTCCATGGGACAATGCAGATGAAATGGACGAAGCGATGGTTAAGGCGTGGAACGAACGGGTAAAGCCCACTGACAAGGTCTACCATTTGGGTGATGTTGTCATCAATCGTAAAGCGTTAGCAATTATGCGCAGACTTAACGGCGACAAGGTTTTGATTCGTGGTAATCACGATATCTTTAAGGACGAGGACTATCGTGCTCACTTTAGAGAACTTAGAGCCTATCACGTTATGAACGGTATGATCCTTAGCCATATTCCTGTTCACGCAGAAAGTCTTGGACGTTTTGGTGTTAACATTCACGGACACTTACACGCAAACCGTGTTAAGAAGGCTCGTGGGGTAGATGCTAGGACTGGTGAAGTTTTATACAGCGATGAAAACGATGTTCGTTATCATTGCGTTTGCGTAGAACAAACCCCAGACTTTGCACCTATCTTGTTTGAAGATGTCATCAAGAACATCGAAGCAGAAGGTGGTAACGTTGGATTCAAGAACGGTAACTTTAACACAGCCGACTAAAAAGCACCTTCGGGTGCTTTTTTTTTGAATTAAATTCACAATCATAAATAATTCATGAACATTGAAAATATACACCCTTCATGGGGATCTAAAATAACCGTTGATAACCCTAATGAAATATTAGAAGTACCAGATAATTTTTGGCGAGACTTAATGTACTCGAGAAAATTTTTATGCTTTAAACAAGTAAATTGGTCTAAGATTGATTATGTTAATTTCTTAAATAGATTTGGCAGAACTTGGAATGCTCAAGATTATTTTGGCAGTAAGGAAGCATTTGCACCAGTTAGTGTAAAAGATAAAGTATTTTTTATTGCACCTATTAGTAATAAAATTAGTCACAAGTTAAGAATGTTAGCCATGCCGTATCACGCAGACATTCCTAACAATGAACGCAACCCCTTTCCAGTGAGGAGTCTTTGGATGACCAGTAACCCGAACCCAGACTCTGGATTTACAGGGTTTCTTAATATAGAAGATGGTATTGATCGATTACCTGATAATTTAAAAGAACAATTAGATCGAATACAAATAGTACAGCAAGACTGGCATAACGAAGGGCATAGTGTTAAAACATTTCCATTTGTTAAAGTACATCCTGTAACCGGAGGTAAAAGTCTTCGTTTAAATTGGTACAACAATAAAGAACATAATGTAACTCATGCATGGATACAGAAAGTATTACTTGATGGGGTTGAAGTTGAACCCTACACTGTACTCAAACCCTACATTGACTTTTTAGAAAGCCAACCCGATATGGTGTATGTACATCGTTGGGATAACTATGATATCTTAATTTATGATAACTATCCGTTTGTACATAATCGTACAGAATTAATTTTTGATCCCGAACTTGAAAGAAAGTTTGAAAGAGCCAACGTTGACCATCTTAATGATGCTGATTGGGAAACTCATAAACAAACTACCTATGGTTATTTTAAATGATTAGAGATCCATCGCTACTTAGAGTATTTCCAAAAGAACTTGAACCATTTAAAAGTCTAATCTACTGTCCGCTAGATCTGCCTGATCCTCCGACAATAGACGAAGAAAAAATGTTTGCGTATATTACTATGCGAACTGAAAGAGACAAAGGAACACTAGCAGGAAGTGTATCGGGTGCGGTTGGGCCGATTCCTTTAGATAGTCCGTGGCTCAAATATACAGCTAGTTGGTCAAAAGAAAAAGACACATACCCATGGAGACTGATTCATGTGATGCGTAGCGACTTTAAACAAGATGGTTGGGAGTATTGGGACGAGTTTGTTGAGTGGTTTCCAGAGCTAGCTGATTATATTAAACAGCTTCCAATTAAAAACTTTTATACCATTAGTTTTTTAAATCAAAAAGCCAATACAGATGTAGGCTTACATACTGACCCAGATATTTGGTTTGGACTAAGATTTTATCTTGTTAATCGTAGCGATGCAAAAATATTCTTTCAAAAAGCAAAAGCACCTACTGAAGGTAGATTGCTAAACATTACCAATGGACCTAATGGATTCAAACAGCATCCGTGGAATGAATTTGTAGAAGATGAAAAAATCTATGGAACTTATCCTAAGCCGTGTTTTCCGTTTCATCTGACTACAACTCATGCGGCTCACGGTGTTGAAACTGTTCCGGATAGCAATGACACTAGGATTACAGCTTTTATTATCTGCCAAACTGATCCGGTAAAATACGCTGAGTTACTTACCCGCAGTTTAGAGAAATATAAAGAACACGCTATTTGGTGGTAATTAACGAAGAGGGGTCCTCGTTAAAAGCAATAGTAACAGATATCCTAGGAAAGTTGTCGTGCTCCATTACTACTTGATGCGGTTCTTTAGGTTTGAAAACAACTGGACCAATTAATTCAAATTTATCAACTTCAGTAAATGGACCTTCGATGTGTATGTATGATACACCATTTGGTTGATATTTTCTAACAGAAGAAGTGGGAGGTGTGAAAAACTTAGTCCAAGTATTTTCACAGTTACGAATAGGTAAATTAATTCTAGCATTACATATAGTATCATCTACGTGCAACTCGCACTCTCGAGTCCACATAACAAAAAAACTTATTCTAGATATTGTAAGTCCGATTGGTTTAAATAGTTCGGCAAGTTCTGGAACTGCATTTAACACATCAGAGGTATCAGACTTTACCCACGGACTAGTTCTAGAAACAATTAAATCAGGATGTTTATTGATATAATCATTTAATTTACTAGATACTAGTTGCCAGTTATCTAAATCTAAAAGTCGGAAATACATTATACATCTACTTCTTTTTCAAATTTTTGTAACCAATTAATTTTATTAAAATCTTCAACCGGCGCACCAATGACCTGTAACACTAATCGTGCGCCGCCAATTGGATCTACAGGAACTCTATGAGGAAAGTTGGTCCCATTAAGGTATAATACTGTATTTTTCTTAGAAGGAGTAAGATCGTACACTTCTCCTTCAACCATATCATTTTCAATTTTTTCTCTCTTACGAGCACTATCAACATGTTCAGGTTTTAATTGAGATAATTGTACAAAAGGTTTATCAACATCTAAATTTATACAAATCCTAAATCCAACACCTAATACATTATCAAAGTGATAATTGAAATCATATTCAACTGATTGTTCTTGATACAATAAAACAACAAATCTATGTTCGTGATCAATGGGTAAAGAATTTATAAGAGGTAGCAATGGTTTGAACACAGCAAGATCCTTATATCTCCAATAGGACTTGCTGTCTCTTTCTAGTAGTCTACGTTGCCATGGATATGGTTTACCGTTACGTTCTAAATAGACTTTTTCTTCAGTAGCGGCTAAAGAATTATCGTGCATTTCTTTAGTCAGCATCATAAATGATTTTAAATCATTTAAATTAATTTCTGGAACAGCTAGGTCGAGTTCGCCTGCAATTATCATATGTTTCCTCCAATGGGTAGTTCAGTTCTGTATTTTTGTTTAAGAAATGTACAACGAATTATAGTATCAGTAGGTAACAATATCCTATTAAATAATACATGCCAATGATTAGTATACAAGCATTTGGTTTTTGCAGGCACAATTATTTCGTCAAAGTAATCGTAACGTTCATCGGCCCATTCACTAAACGTAAAACGTCTAAGTAATTTAGCATGTTTAGCGTTCCATAGTGTAAAAAACTTTAGTCTTCCACATTCTTCGTTAAATCTAATCATATGATCTAAAAGATCTTTTGCAACTTGTCGGTCACCATTTGATCTAACTTGGGTACCATACCAGCTAGGTTCGTCAGGACTTTGATAACAGGCAATGGCTCCGACAATATTACCTTGGTCATCAAATGCACCAAATGCGTGATAGTTATTTAGATCAGTTAGGTATGTTGTACAAAATCCTGCATGGTACGCTTCAGCTATTGCATCCTTTAAGAAAAAGTCTGCTTTTGAAATATCAGTACCCATATACTTGTTTTTATCAAACAGTCGTTTTAAACCATCCTCATGGGTGCTATCTAATTTTTTAATAATCATAAACGTACTCTAAGTTGCTTTATAACTTCGTTATAAGGAATGCCATCTAAACTAGACTCTAGTCGGTGTATTTGATCTGCACCAATTGCTTTATAACTTTCATAGTTAAATGCCATTAAACTTTCAAACCCGTGTGTTTTACGTTTAGGAGTTGTGTATGGACATAATTTATGCAGTATTTTATTTTTACTAGAAACACTAGTTAACTTATAGTTAAATCGATCTTCTACCATTTCTTTTATATCTTCATGCTCTAAGTAGTATAACAGCAATTCAGGTGTATATGCAAACCATTCGTTAACCAAAGGAATATTAAATTTGTTAGTAAACCTCATAGCACTAGCATCTTCGTTTTCTCTAAAGGTATAATACCAGTAGCTGTCATTATGCGTAACTTTTCTAGTTAGTAGTGTCTCGCCGCCCATAACACTAGGTGCTCCTAGTTTGAATACATTGTAGTATACCATGTTATAGGTTATTTGATGACAATCTAACTGCTGTCCGAATTCTGTAGCCTGTCCAGAGTAGTAAAAGTCTTTGATGTCAAAATCAATAGTTTCTAATTTAAAATCTAGCTCAGTGGACAACCTTTCAGCTTCTGCAACATCCCCAATGTTATAATCATCTTTAAACTTTATCATTACACATCTAGGTTTAATACCAATGCTTAGAAAGTTGTTAATTACAATTTCACTATCAGTACCACCACTTAAGAATACAACTAAATCCCTACCAAATTCTTGCCATACTGCATCAGCAGTTCTACGTAGTTCATTTTCATAGTTACTAGTTCTATACTGATCAGGATCAACAGCACCAACTTGCACTTCAAATTTTTCTATAGGAGTTTGCCTAAATGCATAGGGCCTGCCACCTATAGTATAAACTAGATGATTATTGTGAGTGAAGTTTGTCATTACGATCTTTATAAATTTGATTTCTGCTATCCTTAGTAGCAACTAATGGTAGTAGTAATAAAGACATATCAAACTCTTTAGGATTGCCGCTGACTGTAGTTCCGAAATCATATGCACTAGCCCGTTGGTGATGATTGTTATGCCAACCCTGTCCCCAAGTAATCCATGCTAACAACGGAACATTACGACTGTTATCTTTAGTTTCAAAGTTCCTGTAACCGAAGCCATCAGCTTGATGGCAAAATACATTTACATTGCTTTCTTGATATAAACTTACTGCCGCTGGAATCATGAATCCAAATAGCAACAATTGCCAACTGATTAACCCAACTACAAGATAGGTAACTAGAATAATATAATTGTAGTTTTTAGCGAACCAGATATGCATCGGGTCTCTAACCAAATCAATTGCATACTTGGCATTAAAATATTCATCCCAATCATGCAACCAAGCATGCCATGCATACCATTTTCCCTTACTAGGACTATGTGCATCTTTTTCTGTATCACTATATCTGTGGTGGCTACCTCTATGTATTGCGGCCCAACCTAATGGACTACCCTGGAGGCTAAGACATGCAAGCCATAACAGTATTGGTTTAAATCCAGCTCGAGCTTCAAAAGCCTTATGACTGACATATCTGTGCAATATCACTGCAACACCGACACCTTCTATCAAGATCCATCCAATACCAAAATATAATAAGTTAATCCATTCAAACCCAAAAAAACAGTGGAATAGAATTAGTCCTAACCATGCAGTAGCATGAACAGGATACAACACGTAATACAAGAAGTTGTTTATTTTTGGCATGATTATATCTCTTTATACATTCTATAAAACTGTGGAGCTAATCCCACTTTGGCCGCAGACTTTAATCTCTGAGCATTGTCAACATGCACATGACTACAGATCTTATTACCACCACGTTGCTGTACTATACTTTCAAAATAAGTATGCAACAATTTATTAATTTCTTTTCCTCGATGCGCCGGATCAGTAAAGCTCAACATAATCCATCCTTCACGCACTAGCGGACGATATTCAAAAGCAATCCCACCTAGAATATCACCTGAACTAGTTGTGCAATACAGCACGTTAAATTTATTACTACCGTCCCAGGATACTAATGAGCTCCCGTGACCTTTTTCTAAAATCTCAGCGTATGTTTTTAAAAACAATGGCATAACACGAGATCCTGCTAGAGTGTCCCCGTACCATATTTCTACAGGATTGTTTTTAGCGTCAACGTCATCACACATCTTTTTGTCAACAGCGTTATCACTCATGTAATTCCTTTATTGTTTCTATAGTTAGGCTATCAATATATTGTTGTAGTTCAGGAGTAGGTCTACCGGTTACCCTGATCTGTCTGCGTAAATCTCCTGAAGTCATTGATACTCCGTGATAAAAGAAATCATTGAACAAATATATAGGATCATTAATAGTTCTGTATTGTTCACTTAATGTAGGAGTCACACAATAATACAACGGAGCATTAGCATCTGTTAGATTAATAGTAATTTGAACAAATCCTGATTTCCATAAATGATTATCAGTCATTGGTTGAAAATTTAATCTCTTTTGACTTGCAGTCATGTAGTTGCTGTTATCTCGGTGTATCAGGGCAAATGAGTTGTTTAAACTAACACATCTAACTCCTATAATCGAAGTTAGCGGTAGTTGTTTGATAAACTTAGTAATGGCTAAATTTTCATACTGTGGAAAGAATGTAAAATCTCCCATTGAATCTAGTACTAGATTTCTAACAGATACGCTACCATTTTTACTGTTTTCTCTTAGCTCATCATCCTTAACATTAAGATATACTAGACTAGTGCCGAGCCAACTTGGAAAACCTTGTTTAATCATAACTCCATCATTGTTACGAACATCAGCTTGTTGGTAAACGTTAGCATCTACCATTCCCCACCAATCATTAAATTTTGCAGTTTGATCGATTAAAAATACATTATTGAGAATAGTTTTTGACGCCGGCAAGATATACTGATCGTACTCTGATATAAAGAGATCCCGATCATATTCTATGTTTAGTTTAGCTGATACTATATTACTGTAGTCAATCATCCAATTCTTTCCAGGCTAAAAATACTTGCCAATCATTGGTCCAAAACGGACCTTGAACATCTTTAAATCCTAAAGATGCTACTAGGGTATTTATTGGCTCTTTAAACACAGTATACACTCTTCTGATTCCTACAGCGTTACTAAGTGCTATATTAAACAGAGCCTGCCATTGATCCTCAGATGCTTCTCCGGAGATCCCTCTTAAGCATAGTGTATCTCTGCTAGCATAAAATACGTGTAAGCTGGCTACAATTTTGTTATCAATTTCTATTGCATAAAACTTTGGGTCTGTTTTATCAATTTCCAATACTGTCCAATTTACTAGTCCTAAAGAATTATCAATTGGGAATATGTGGAAAGAGTCAGGCCACACTGTGTTTAACAGAGGTAAACACTCATTGTAATTACTTTGTCTAAAAATCATAAAAACCTTTCTAAAGCGTGATAGCTAGGTCGTTGCCAATTTCTGTTAATTAAATTAGGATACCAATTCCAATCTTCACCATCAGTGATAAAAGATTTAGAAAAGTTAATATCCCCGGTCAATGCCATCATTAAAATAACAGGTCCGATTTGTGAAGTATTGTATATACAATTAGGCAACTGTATATGTTTAACAAATGCTCGGGTAAATGGCAGAACAAAGTTTGGAACTACTAGGTCTTCATGCTCTAATCCGTACAAATACAATGGTACAGTATCGTAGACTTCTTGTAAAGTCCATTGGTTTAAAAGTTTTGTGCCTCGTACAAACGGCCCAAATCTGCCACAAGGTATTCCTGCAGTGACTAATCTATCCATTGTTTTCAATGTATGTGTTAAAAATGGATGAGTTGAAAAATACTTGTTTGCAGAAATATCAACCCACTCTGCTGTCATTTCTCTGTCTGGAGTTATATAACTAATATCGTTACGCACTGTTGATATTAGTTGACGGAATCCTCGATCCATAGGATCAGCATCCGGCCCAGCACTGATAAAAGTAAAACCCTTAGGAAGATCAAGTATGTGTTTTACTACTAGTTCATGTAACGGCAAATCTTCTACTTGAGAGTAATCAAACATTGATAAGAACTCGCACGTTCTCGCTTGATCAGGTGTGGCATTTTCTACAGGTGTTATTGTTAGTTCAGTGTTGTAAAAATAAGGTTTATAGAATTTCTTAAAATCTCTAGCTAGCATTAATAAACCTTTTTATTTTGATCCAATACAAGTCCTAAAAAAATGTCACCGTCTGCTAGCATATCAAACGGATGTTTAACTCCATAGAATTCATTTTGTACCCATGCTTGTTCTTCGGGTAAAAAATCCCACCATGGACTGTAACCCAATACTAAATGTATTCTTCTACTAGGATCTGCCGCAGAATTATAAACTCTATGCGGAACTGAAGTATCCCAGGTATAGGCCCACCCCACATCTAAGTGTGCAGGTTCAAATTTTTCTAGTTCAAATTTATAATAGTCGTTAGTTGTGATAGGAATATTAATACGTAGATTTTCAAAGATAGGCTCATCCTTGTGCCAACCTCGTACATCCTTACGACTTTCCCAATAGTATGCTCCGTTGATAATACTAAGTCTACTTCTAATACGAGTGCGTTTTTCTTTGCTTAAAAAATCACCTAATGCAGTATGTTGGCTTGCAGGAGTAGGAATGTTAAATCCGTATCCGTCAAAATAACTATTTTTTAAAATTTCATGTTTTTCAGTTTTGTTCCAAAAGAATTCATTAATTGTATTTTTAGGAGTACCTAGTGTACTTGAGTGTGGGTCTAACCCATCTTGCTGATATGGGTTATACACTAGGCTGAATCCAGTGTAGCCTGGAGATTCACCTTCTGCGGATTTCCAACCGTGATCTCCATAAATGCCAGTAGCATCCAAAATACTATTTGCTAATACTGTCGGATCAAAGTCAGCCATATTAAAGCATAGCACAGGTGGGTACTCTTGCCTAGGCTTAACAGTCTGCATAAGAGCTTCCCAATCAGTTTGTTCTTTAAGCCAACTGGTTACTGTATGCGACAATGGTACATCAGCAATGTAGAATTTTTTCATCTAAAAAAATACCTTATAAATATCCTAGTACTTATCATTAAAAAGGCACCATGTTCGAATTTACTAAAAATAATCATTTCAAATTTGGATACAAAGAATCAGGATGGTTTCAAAACAGAACAACACCTAACGAAACTTTTATCTGTGAATATGGACGGGCAGACTCTGTGATGACCTTTAGAGATGCAAACATCTATGCAGCCAACTACATAGAACAAATTGCAACCGATAATATTTCAATAATGTTGAGTGGCGGAGCAGACAGCGAAATTACTGCATGGGCGTTTATCGATGCCGGGATCCCATTTAGAGCGGCTGTGATGCGTTTTAAAAATGATAGTAATAAACATGATATAGACTATGCTGTTAGCTTCTGTAATAAACATAATATACCAATTGATTTTTATGACCTAGACGTTACTGCATATCTTGCCAGCACCGAATTTGAAGACACTGTTCGTAAATATCAAACCACTTGCGAACGTGCAACAAGTTTGTGGTTGGCAAAACAAATTCCTAACTTTGCTATTTTAGGACAAGGTGAACCAGTTGTAGTAAAATATTTAGGTGAGTGGTGCTTTCAAGAAAAGGAACGTATATGCTCATGGAACAAATATTGGATTTTTAACAATAAACCTGGGATTCCAGGCTTTCACCAATTTAGTCCAGAGCAAATACTAAGTTGCTTAACTGATGAATTAACTTTAGATATGATACATGATAAAACTCCATACTGGAGCAATGATAAATTTAAACATGAATTTTATAAAAAACATTATCCAGATTTTGAAATAAGGCAGAAGTATACAGGATTTGAAAAACTAGCATCAGTTAACATACCTATGCGTGAAAGAATTCTATCGACCTTTCCTTATTTTATTGGAGAATGGCAGATACCATATAACGATGCTATTAATACTTTTTCCCCGGATGGTGTATGATTGATAAAGATTTAGGTTATTACCTATGTAATGGTGTTAGTTTTGCATCTAAGATCGATGCTTGTATCTACTCAAAAGTTGTTAACAAGCCAGTTGAATGGATGTTCCATCAAGATGAGTTTGCAACCTATCCGTGGAATATTGAACCTACAGAAACACTAGACGAGTTATATGATAAACGATCTAGAGAACTTAGAGAACAATACGACTATATTATTTTAAGTTATAGCGGTGGTGCTGATACAAATAATATTTTAGAAAGTTTTATTAGGCAAGGTTTGCACATTGATGAAATCTTAACAAACCATATTACTGATGCAACTAAGTCAATGACTATTATAGATCCTAATGTTAAAGACAATTGGAATTTTGCGGCTGAACATGAACTACAAGCAATCCCAAGATTACAATACATCAACAAGCATTTACCACGTACTAAAATAACAGTCCTTGATGTTAGTAACACTATCATGGATTCGTTAAAATCATTCGATGACGCCAGTTGGGTATTAGGTAAGAATGATTATCTTTCTGTAGGGCAGTTATTTAGATATAATTATTTTCATTTTAACCAAATGAAGAAGCAATTTGACAAAAACTTAAAAATTGCTATTATTGTGGGCGTAGATAAAGTTAAAACTTATATTTCAGAAAACAATGATTTCTATTTGTATTTTAATGATAACACTGCTAGTGTTGCAAGCGTTAACGATTTTAATAAAGATTATACTAATATAAAAACTGAATTATTTTACTGGTCAAAAAACACAGCGCCGCTAGTATGCAAACAGGCACATACTGTAAAGAATTGGCTTGAAGCTAACACAGGTCAACAAGAAATGTGGAAGAACACTAGCTTTACGTCTAGCAGATTATATCAGGAACGTATATTGCGTAGACTGCTGTATCCTACAACGTGGGACGATTCTTGGTATCAAGCAGATAAAGGCACTGGTTGGTGGCACAGCGAATTTGATAATTGGTTTAGGAAAAACCCTGCATTTGCCAAAGAACATGCACAGTGGCGCAGAGGAATATTTTACCTAGTTGATAAACTGCCTGATATGATTGTGTTTAACAGTAAAGGGGATCCCGATAGTTTGACTAGATTTACACACGAGTTTTACGTTGGTAAAATACAAAATACTGCCAGCTCAAAACGATAAATAGCTATACTATTGCCTAAGAGGATTGCATATCATGCCTATCAAAAGAACTTTAACATTTACACGCCCAACAGTTGATACACCGTTCTGGGTTCATGGTTCGCCAGTACGCGAGCATATCCATGAAACTTATATTGCAACTGGAAAAGTATTAGATTTGCAAAGAGTAAATGATGCGACTGGATTGCTTGAAGTTAAATTAGTTACAGTTTTCAAAGATAACGAATCTATGGAAGAGTTTCTTGCAGACCCGCGGTTAGATGGAACGCATAAAGATCGTGAAGATTACCATGCAACTGTTAATATTACAAAAACTGTAGAAGTTTTAGAAATTTCTAAATGGCCAGAATAAATTACCTAGCATACTCAGCAACGTACTGCTCTACGTAATTTACCATATGCTTTCCAATTGGTTTAAATAGTTTGTACTCTAAAGGCCACGCACTGGATAATCCAGTTTTAGTTAGCCCATTATATATTGCTTTATTATAATCATTACAAGTAAGCCACAATTTGCTGTATTCATTAGTTTCTTTTAATATTTTTGGCATCAAGTATCTTGCCATATAATAATTAACCCTAAATTTTGGCGGAACATATGCACGTACAAATACTAGTGCTGTATCATCGGTATATTTGTTCCATCCCGCACTTCCTGCGTATTCCCCAGATTCAGTTTGCATAACATAATAGTTGCCCGTACTGAATCTTCCATCGGACAACAAGTAAAACAGATTAGCATTGTTATCTCTGTACTCCGGATTGTAATTTATAGCAATCTTAGGATCAACTACTTTAGATAAATTTTCCTCTAATAAGGTTATAACCGGAATGTTAGTAAGGTCTGAGATACTGTGAATTATCATAATTGGGTGTTTAAATATGCTCCGTGACATATTTACACAATAAATATAAGATGGAATATAAAAATATATTAGCCGCTACACTAAATTTACCTATAGATAATGATAAAATCACACAAGAAATTTTATCTTGCAAAGACTCGTGGGTCTGTACCCCAGCAAGAGACAACCAATTAGATAATGGGCTAAAAGGCAAAATTTTTATGTCATCAACCATTGAAGACTATACTAATTGTGACTACAGCGTAGAGACCGGAGTCGGCACTAATATTCGTGTTAATATTAAAAAAGACATACCGGCGCCTTATATTTTTTATCTTACATCTCATCCAAATGAAGCAACTGATCATGATCCATATCGAAAAGCTAAAACATTTAATAAAGATCTGTGGAAATGGAGAGATGACCTAGTTGATAAAATTCCCTACCTTAAAAGTGTAGTAGAAAAATATTTTACAAAAATTAGTATAGTTAGAGTGTTTGTGATGGACAACACATTTTTAGTTACCCACCGAGATCATTCTAGAGAAGCTTCGATTAACTATGTTAGTGATGAGTATGACGTTTGCTTAGGATTGAGTATTATCCCATCTGACGGAAATGTCCCTATGAAAATTTGGAGTGGCAAGGAGCAGAAAGTTTTGGACATTCCAGGCAATGCTATGATATTCAACGACTCAGCACCGCACGGTGTTCCAAAAACAACGGGCTACAGAATTACAATACGTATATTTGGAGAAATTGATTATAGCCAATTTGATGATTTATTGGATCTAAATCATATACATTTTATCTAATACAGTTGACATGCAGTTGAACTGACTGTATAATTACTATGTGGACGTGAGTGGAACTTGGTATACCTCCGGCTTGCCGGGTTTGGGCCTTGCCCTTAGGGTGGCTTTGTAGGTTCGAATCCTACCGTCTACACCATTTTAGGCACACACAGAAAGGCATCGTATGAAAAAGGCATTAGCAATTATCCTAGCAGTAGTATCGTTAAACGCACTGGCAGACGTCAAGGATCCAAATTGGGAAAATGGCGAAGCTAATTTTAATGCGTCAAACAACAAGGTAAACTCATCTACTATTAAATGGGTGGTTGTTTCTAACATCAATGCTACCTGTGATGCTGAGAGCAAAAAGCGCGGATTTGGCGGTTTTGGATATAGTGTTGACGCCTGTAGTTTTTGGGTGGAAAATCAATGTACTATTTTTACTGGGCCAAAAACTACAATGCATCAACTAGGTCACGAGACTAGACATTGTTTCCAAGGAAGTTTTCATTGAAAAAAGTAGCATCAAGCCCAGACCGACACACCTTCCAAAAAGAAGGGTATGTCAAACACTGTGAGGAAGAAGGTAAAGAGCCTAATCCTGATTATGTTGCCATGTACAAAACTTGGCGTGAACAGGATGAAGAGAATCTAAAAGATCCTGCTTGGCAAAAGAACAACATGGAATACGATCTTCGCAGTTCTGAAGAACTTTGCAACAAAGTCAAAGCCAGTAATGTCTATGCTCAAAACTTATATGCCGCAATGTGCAATATGACTTGGCAAAGTCGAGAGTTTTGGCAAGAAATGAAAGGTGAAACTTGGAGTTGCTCTTGGAGACATTCTGGCGGTATAATTGCCGATATGCAAGAAAAAGGCGACTACATCGATTGGTATTGTAGCGGTATTGGCGGTGGTCTAAGTATGGAAGACAACGGTCCAGAAGGCTATGTGCCAGAAGGTGTAGTTACTGAAGAAATTGAATTGGATCTAAATCGTTTAGGTTGGAGACCAATTCCTTATGATGACGACAACTAAAAGTGTAAATACAATCATGGATAAATTAACATTTAACGCAGAAGATATATTTGAAGACATTCCCGGGGATCCAGATAATGTTATTATGAAACTTCCTCCAGAGTTGTTGGAACATACTGGTTGGAAAGACGGTGATACTCTTAACATTGAAATAGAGGATGGTGCTATTGTGATCAGTAAAGTATGAGCAACAAAGAAGACGTAATCGAATTAACGGGACTAGTTAAAGAAGTATTGCCCGGGAACATGTATAGGGTATCTGTAGATAATGTAGCACACATGCTGATATGTTATCTTAGCGGAAAATTGAAACAGCATAAGATTAGAATTATTGAAGGCGACTCAGTTAAGATTGAAGTTAGCCCATATGATCTAAGTAAGGGTCGTGTAACTTATAGGTTGTAACATGAACAGTATAATGGAAACAGTTTGCTCTGTTTGTAGCCAGGTTAGGTATAAAAGCAAACATGGAGTTAGTTTCCAAAACTTGTTAACTATGTTACGCAGAGAGTTCAAAGAACACGGGCTAACACTTAAGATAAAATCAGATCGAGATAAGAAGCTCAACACTGAGGAATTTTATGTTAATGCCTACTACGATTCTGAAGACGATCAAAATGGCGATATTTCTATCGAAGTAGTGGTCCACCATAACTTTGATAAAACACTACTGTGGGATGTTAAACAAGTAACCGAACTACTAGTTCAAGTATTTGATGCAGTAGTACATGAGTTTAAACATCAGCGTCAAAGTTTTAAAAGAAAACACATTTCATATTTTAATCATGACAAGGCACCCTATAACGAGTATCTAGCTGATCCAGATGAATTAGATGCTTATGCAGTTAGTATAGCTATTGAACTATGTCGTAGCCTAGGCAAGTATCGGGCACTACGATACATGATACGATTTGAAAGCCTATGCAAGCTCAAATTCAATGACCGCTATGTTAGCCCTTGTCTGAGTTCTTATTTTGGACAATTCAACTCTATCCAACATCCAATACTAAAACGGTTAGCCAAAAAGGTGTATGTACGCCTGCAAAAAGTTGACACAGATATGATTTTCATGTAAAATACTTGTATATTAACTCATAGAGTGAGCGACATGAAAGAGTTTCCTACACAGCAAGTATTAGAATTGGCCTGTGCCGCGCAACGGATCAATGGGGCATATGTTAAAGACATTGAACCAGTTTACGCAGATGATGGCGTATTCATGTATAACAAGCAATCAAACAAAACTCTGATGCTTTACACATTAGATGACAAGATGGTCATTCCTGATACTAAAGCACTCAAAGTCGAATCTGAAGATGTTGCTCGTGCTGAAGATATTAAAACTTATTACAAGCGATTAATTTTTGCCGCGATCGAAGGCGAAGACGAATTTCTAACCAAAATACATTCATTGCTTAGTGGCGACACTGTTAAAGAAAATGAATTTGGTTGGATAGCTTGTTTGCCTAGTGTTCAGGCTCGTGATGTTTTCCAAAATAGAATTAAAAAAGTTTCACGCACAGTTGAGGTTGGATATCTAGGAACTATCGGATCCCAGCTAGTAGACTTAGACTGCGAAATAATCGAGTCAGTTAAGTCAAAAAACTTTGAGGGCTACAATACTTCTGCTATAATAAACAACAAAATGGCTTCTTGGATTAGCAAAACTAATCTACAATTAGGTGCATGTGTTATCGTCAAAGCTAAGGTTAAGGATCATTCCAAACATTGGAAACACGGTAACGATGTTACTAGACTCAATTATGTAAAGGCGGCTCAGTAATGTATAAAACAGTATATACCGAGGTAGAAGTAGAAGTCGACTTGGGCGACTTTGATACAGATGATCTAATTGAAGAATTAGAAAGCCGTGGGGCTGGTGCCACAGACTACGGTGATGGTCGAGAACTACTAACTGCCATTTGGCTCAAACGTAGGCAAGGTCAAGACTATCAAGCTGAGTTAGATGAACTGATTTATGTAGGCTTAGGAAAGATTATATGAAACGAGAACTAGACGAATACTTATGTAAGGTTTATCCTAAGATGATGGTGAACCGTGACAAGAACATGATGGAAACTTGTATGTGCTGGGGCTTTGATTGTGGAGACGGTTGGTTCCAGATTCTCAATCAGCTTATGGGTAATATTCAACATCACATTGATTGGAAAGAACGACAGCGTGAAGTTGCTATCAAATTTAACCAAATGTCTGAACAGCTCAAAGCTGGAGACTCTACATTGTTTGATGAAGAGTACAAGGATATGATTAACCAAGAGTACAAAGAAAAGCGTAGACAAGAGCTTATTGATCGGTATCCTATAGCTATTCCCGAACCTATTCCGCAGGTCACATTGGACCAGGTTAAGGAAAAGTTTGGTACACTACGGTTTTACTACACAGGCGGCGATGACTATATTCGTGGTATGGTTAGCCTAGCAGAAAGCCTAAGTGGTGTTACTTGTGAGTCATGTGGCAACCCGAGTGAAGTACAAAATGACGGCGGATGGATGAGATCCATTTGCAATTCATGTGAAGAAAAAAGATTACTCAAAGAAGGATTCGAGCAATGATTACAATGAAAGAATGGATGGAACTAGTTGACTATCGTATCACTGAAGGTGGTGATTATGGTTGGAATTGCTACGGCTCAAATGCGTATCAGCTATCTAGTTGGAATGGACTTCACGACAAGGGTGGATGGAGTTTCAACATTGTATTCAGCACTAAGACTCAAAAGGTCTATGAAGTTTCAGTATGCGACTTTACCAATGATCGTGCTTATCGTATGATTGCCGAGAACAAACGTAAAAAACACATCAAAGAAGCAAAGGCCCGTGATGTTAATCTAAATGAGGCTTGGGACGATGTTGAGTATGTTGACCTTGAAGTCGATGATGACTTTATTCAAAAATGTTTAGCAATCAAAGAAGGTCGAGAATACAGTACAGATGTAAGCATTCCACTAGACTTGCCAGACGATTTGCTAATGTTTGCGTTCAAAGCCGCACATGCTGAAAATATGACATTCAACGATTGGATGAACAAGATGCTCAAAGATTTTGTTGACAAAGTTGAAAAAGGCGAGTATACTAAAGAAGATGCAGATAAGTTTAAAAAAGAATACCCTGAGTATGAATTTGGGGAAGAGATAACCGAAGAGGATTAAATGAAAATTAAATTAGTCAGTGATCTACATTTAGAGTTCAGTGACATTAACATTCAAAACGATCAGGACTATGATGTCCTGATCCTTTCTGGTGACATTTGTGTTGCTCAGGATCTGCACGACCATCCAGAACCTAACAATACTTCAGACCAAGAGGCTATTGCCAAAGGTACTGGGTTAGGTCGTAGACAACAAGCCGCACAGCGTTATAGAGATTTCTTTAAGCGTTGTAGTTTTCAATTCCCACACGTTATCTACGTAATGGGTAATCACGAATTCTATCACGGCAAGTTCTATGCGGCTATTGATTACATGCGTGATGAAATGGCTAAGTTTCCTAACATCTACTTGTTAGAAAATGACACTAAAATTATTGATGATGTAGTGTTTGTCGGGGGAACACTTTGGACTAACATGAATCGGCGTGATCCGTTGACTATGCATGCTATTGAAGGTATGATGAACGACTTCCGAATTGTTCGTAACGAATTTAGAAGTTACGCACCTATGAGTTCGTTAGATGTTGCAATTCGTCATGACAAGACTCTTGCCTACATTAAAATTGTAGTTGAGCAAAACAAAGATAAGAAGTGTGTTGTAGTAGGACATCACAGTCCTAGCTTTCAAAGTTGCCATCCAATGTATGGTAGCGACACATTGATGAACGGTGGCTACCACAGTGATTTGAGTGAGTTCATTTTAGATCACCCACAGGTTAAACTGTGGACACATGGTCACACACATCACCCTTTTGATTACGTGATTGGTGGGACAAGAATTGTTTGTAACCCACGTGGTTACGAAAACGACGGTTATAACGAAGACACCGGTTGGAACCCTAACATTTTATTGGAGATTTAAATGAGTGAAAATTTGAAACCGCCTAGCGTACCAGAGATGCTACGGATCACCGGCCAAAATACAGCCGAGTTTATGAGTCAGGTAGCTGAGCATATTGAAAAGCTAGAATCGGCTGTAGTACAACTTCAAGCACGTGTTGCCGAAATGGAAAGGCACGTTAATGACCTTAAATGAAAAAGAGCTAACGCTATTTAAAAAATGGCTTAAGGGGCATCTTAACTTTGGTCCAGTTACTGTAACTTTTACTAAAAAAGACGGTACTGAACGTGTCATGAAGTGTACCACTAGTGCTACTCATATTCTGTTTAAAGATCCTACTATACTTGAATCTAAAGCAGAACGTAAAATAAACGAAGATGTTATGCCAGTATTTGATTTAGAAGCAGATGCTTGGCGTAGTTTTCGCTGGGATAGTATTAAGAAGGTAACATTTACCCTAGGGGAAGAAGTTGGCAACAATACTCAGGCACAGTGATACTTGCCAAATCAAAATGGCAAAAAGTGCCAAGCTGACTGAAGCAGTCGTTCAGGATTTTGAAGAACACAAGATCCTGAACGTTATCGTTGGCAAGGCAGTTAAGATTAGTATGAAATGGAATGGTCGGTGTTACGAAGGTCGTAATGCTGGTATGGACTTCGAAAGTGCAGGACCGCAAGTCACTCGCACATCCACAGGAAGATAGTATGAAAATTGGACTTAGTTTTAGTCGTTGCGTTCGAGACATTGTTGACGGAGTAGTAGACATTGACGATGTGCTAGTCGTTATTAGTCGTACGGATTTTGATCCAAATGACGATAAGCAATGGGATGGCATTTGGGAAGGCTATCATAAATTTTCAGCCTGGAGTAATCCAGAGTGGGCTCACTATCCAGATGATGCTGAAGATCAATTTCGTAGCGTAAGCGTCGAACTTTGGGAAAGAGGCAAGCTACATCAGCCACGTAAATTTGGTACACACCCAGTTCGCCGTCCAGAAATTTGGTTAGAAGCAGTACTACCAAATAGCGAATTGGAAAAGAATCCTGCCGCTAAAAAGGCTTGGGAAAAGTTCCAAACTATTGCTGGACTTTCGAGCGTCGAATTGGATGACAAGTATCGTTAATGGTTGTACAATGCTAATATCGTAACAGAGAAAGTATGTACAATGAAATGCTTACCAATTTTACTTGTTATTTTATTAGCAGGGTGCGGCCCAACTCCTGCACCTACTGCTAGTCCTCAGGTCAAATATATTACACCAGATAAAGAAGGATGTGTCACTGAAACATCTAGTACCCTAGTAACCGAACATAAAGTCGGTGCTATAACTAACCTAGTTAAGGACAAGTTTGATTGGGGCAACAAGGGTGAATGTACTGTAAACTTTGATATTGTTATAGACGGTGAAACCCACCATCTGGAAGAAACAGAAACTGGCTTGGAACAATTGGACAGCCTTTGCTACTATGCAACCGAACGAGCTAGAAAAAATCTCCTTTTGAGTTTGGGCGGGACTTTTAATACGCAAGCCAATATTGCATGTCTACGCAAAGACAGCTAATTGGCAAACTTAATCGTTGACGATTCTACTCAGATCAGTTACAATACATATACATTAACACACAGAGAGGCTTTTATGAAGGCATTTATAGCAGGCACAGTTTTTGGACTAGTACTAGCAACTGTTGGATTCTCCGGTATTGCTCGTATGTTGGACAAAGGCGTAGACACAGTTAAAACACAGAGTTCGGAGTTGGCAAAATGAAATTGATCATTGTAGCATTTTTGGTTGGTTTTTTATTAACTGCTTGTGGCACTGTAGCAGGTGTTGGCAAGGATATTCAATCGTCCGCAGAATGGACAAAAGAAAAGATGGGTGGAAAATAATGAAAAAAATTCTATTGCTAGTTCCTATTGTAGCTATTTTGGCGGCTTGTGGTACAACTGATCCGTATCAAAAGCGTGCCGATAATGAACGTGAACGTCAAGAACGTTATGTTGAAAAAGCTATCGACAAGGCTCCTAAGTGGATGACTGAAGTTCCTATCAGTAATAGTGCCATCTACGAATCAGGTAGTGCTGTTAGCGGTGATTTTAGTATGGCAGATATCAAAGCTAAAGCAGATGCATATGGCAAGATTTGTATGGCCGCTGGCGGTACTGCTAGTCAACGTACAAAGATCTATCGTGCAGATACTGATCGAGCTAGTACAGAAATGTCAGAAATGGCCTTGCGTACAAGTTGCGATAAGGTTGACCTTACAGGTGTAGAGGTTAAAGAAATCAAACGTGTAGCAGAAGGAAATCGTTTCCGTGTATACGTATTGGTAGCATTGCCTACCGGTGATGCAAACATTTTGCGCAAGGCAAAAGAACAAGCAAAGATGAATGAAATCACTGCTCGTCGTGCTCCTGACGCATTTAAAGAATTGGACAATTAATATGTTTAAAGAACTTTCAGCAATCGTAATTGGTTGGATCGCATTTGTCGTAGTTTGTATGTTTGGTAGCTATTTTGCCTACAGCTATTTTGCTCCCAAATATCGTGCTGTGGACAACGAAGTGTTCAAACAAAGTGAACAGTACAACGATGGTATGATTCGTGATTTGGAAAATCTCCAAATGGATTATATCAATGCGGACAAGGATCATAAAGATGCTGTCCGTGCTATAGTGTTACACCGTTTTAGTGTATACCCTGAGGACAAATTGCCTCCCAACCTTCGTAACTTCTACAACGACTTGCGAGCAGGAAAATGATTTTAGATGATCTAAAACATATTTTTCAACCGCAAATCGATGAAGGTACAACCAAGTTGTATTTTATGTTAATAGATAATGACTATAAAGTCATAGAACGTTACCCAGCATCTGAGTTGGAATCATTGGTTCCAATGTTAGATAATTTTCAATATCATGGCACTGAAGCCAAAATTCCGAGGTTTGTAAAATGAAACGTATCCTAGCCCTTGCCGCTGTCGCAACACTTTTGACAGCATGTGATGCCCCGCATGAAACATCAACTCAGATTGAGCGCCGTAAGCAAGAAGAACTGAGCCTACAGGCCGTACAATCAGTTGGCATGCCAGCTATCACTAACTTTGCTGAAAAGCGTATGTTCAAAGATATCCTTGAATTGCGTGATAAGAATACTCCTACTACAACCTATTTGGTCGGTATGAATAACCAATTGACTAAGGTATGTGATAGTATTGGTTTTGGTTTGCCGTATGCTACACAGTACACCAACCCAATGCGTGTTGGCGGTGATGGTACTCACGGTTATGTGACACTACCACAAGCAGATCCAAACGGTTTGTATAGCCCAGCATCAGCTGAAGGTACTTGGGTATTGTGTGTGGATCATAAAGATGGCAAGGCTAAGCCTGTATACATCGAACCACGTATTTTAGTATCACCATTCCCAATTCAGTGATATGAAGTTATTTGGCCGCTCTGGAGGATATTGGCTCTTCTGGAGCGGTGTTCTTTATCTTAGTATAACCGTATTAGTTGCTCTTAGCCCGTATAGAGACTATACTATGCTTGTAGAGTTGGTATGGCTTGTTATGGTGGCTCTACCGTTAATGTGTAATCCGCTAGCTCGTTGGCTTAATATGAAAGAGAATCATATGTTTGATATGTTTAAAAAGAAACCTAATAATGTTGTACCATTTCCTAAACAAGAGGAAACAGAGTACGGTGGCGGGGACGGTGGTGGATATCTTCCTCCCGAACCTAAAAAGCCAAGTGTAACATATTACTCGTTAGGAATGACTAGCGAAAACAGACTAGAGTTCAAAATGGGTTATAGTGCTATTACTATGAACCACGGTGGTGTTGTTAACTTGATTGAGCAACTTGAAACTTTCAAAAAGCAACTTGCCCAATACGAAGGCATAGAGGAAACAAATGAAGTTTAGAAAAAAACCAGTAGTAATTGATGCAATCCAGTTTATCTACTCAGATGAAGGTATTG